AACCTGTTAAAAATTGGTTGTTATCCGCTAAACAATGTCGGGATGATTTTAGGAAAGCAACTGGTCAATGAGAAAATAACCAAATCCAAATTACCAGTAAGAACATTATATACTGATTTGGGTAAAGAGTAAGCTTAATTGTTGTACGGCTTACTCTGAACTAATAGGAAAAATAATTGTGTTAAAACTAATATTATCAGCAGCAATTGTGTTATCGTCAACTACAGCAGTCTACGCTAAACATGAAGAAAGTAAATTTCTTGAATCAGAAATCAATTGCTTGGGGGACGCGATCTTTAGAGAATCTCGTTCCGAACCATTGGTAGGTAAAGTCCTAGTCGGTCAAGTGGTAATGAACCGGTTACGTCATAAATCCTTTCCAAAAACTGTATGTGAAGTGGTTCACCAAAAGGGACATAAACATGGAAGGCTAATTTGTCAATTCTCATGGGCATGTATGAATTTACCGCCTATCCCTAAAACGGGAAAAGAAAGATTTGACAGTTATTACCTAGCCAGAATGATTTATAATCATGAACTTAGAGATGTATCAAAAGGCTCGTTGTTTTTCTTTAAAGATAACGAACTTAAATACGTCAAACAAATGAGAATTGCCTTAGTGACTAAAGTCGGGCAACATGGGTTTTATAGAGAACGGGCGTGACGCTTTACTTTTAGACTAAAATAAGTTATAATTGTATTTTTTGTAATGGAGAACTTATGTTTAAAACATCTAATGAATTCTCAATTTTTATTGAAACTGAATCAGCTGTAACTAAAAAACCTGTGCTAGATATTATCCTCGAATATTGCGAAGAGCATTATCTTGATGTAGTAGATGTTGTGCCTATGCTTAATCGCTCTATTCGGGGTAAACTAGAAAACGAATTTGTCGCAAACGGTATGTTGCCTAAAGTTGCTACTCTGGACGTATAATGAACGGGTATCAGATTTATCAATATTACAGTTCTATAAAGCTACATTTCACGTCAAATAATTATGATGTGTTTGCTAATAAGGGTAAAACAAAAACAAGCTATTCGGCATATTTGAGCAGAAAGGATTATAAATTGTTTGAAGCTGTTAGCAAATACTTTAAATCTGACATGGAAGTTATCCAGTTCACGGCGGCTAATATTGCTTATGGGTATCCTAATTTTATTTATGCTATTGATGATGGGTGCGTTGATAATTACCTACTTTTTCTAAAACGTAAACAAAGCTTGACTAACGTCTTTAAAGACGATCTTGCTAAAATTGAATGGGAACTAGATAAAGGTGAAACAAACCTGTTTGAATTTAAAGATGGTGAAATACCATTAACGTTCAGAATGTTTATGGGCGGCTTTATTACTATTGAAACCATGAACATATTAAATAAAATGTTTGGGTTTTTGGATATCGAATATCCAATGTTTCAAAAAGAATTTCTTCGAATCAAAAAACTGTCCGGATTCGTTGAATATGATTTAGATAAACTGAAAAATGTTTATCGACAATCAAGTTTACTTTCATAGTGTATTAACGTATAATATGAAAGTTAGGGCAGTTGACTAATCGTAAATACATCGTAATCTATCGTAAATAAAGGAAATAATATGACAATCAATATCGAATCTTTAAGAAAAATGCGTAATGCTGACTTCGGCGCTATTACCGCTGAAATGGAAAAAATCGTTAATCCACAAACTAACAATAGTGATGATGAACGTTACTGGAAGTTGACTCGTGATAAAGCTGGCAACGGTTCAGCTGTTATTCGTTTTTTACCTAAAAAAGAGGGTGATGATTTACCTTGGGTGAAAATCTATAATCATGGTTTTCAAGGACCAACCGGTAAATGGTTTATTGAAAATTCATTAACCACTATTGGTCAGGAAGATCCCGTTTCTATTGCTAATTCTGCATTATGGAATACCGGTAATGAAAAGGATAAAGATTTGGCGCGTGCTAGAAAACGCCGCCTACAATACTTTGCAAATATCGTAGTTCTTGACGATCCAGCGAATCCTGCTAATAACGGCAAAGTGTTTATCTTTAAATTTGGTAAAAAGATTTTTGACAAAATTATGGATAAAGCAAAACCAACCTTTGCTGATGATAAACCAGTGAATGTGTTTGATTTATGGGAAGGCGCTAATTTTAAATTGCGTATCCGTACCGTTGAAGGTTATCCTAATTATGACCAATCAGTTTTTGCTGAACCATCCGAATTATTCGGTGGTGACGAAGCCAAACTTGTTGCTGCTGTAAATGCACAATATCAGCTGAATGACTTTTTAGCGCCTTCTAACTTTAAAACTTATGAAGAATTATCTAGAAAATTAAATTCAGTTATTAATCCTGATTCGCCAGCTGTACCTAACGCGAACTCTATGACTAATTCTTACGCTGAAGCGCCGGTTAAGGTTGAATCTGCTTCATCTTATATGACTGCGTCAGCTCCAGCGCCTGTTGCGGCTTCAAAGTCTGACGATGACGATGAAGACGTAATGGCATATTTTGCTAGAATTGCCGCCGCCGGATAATCCTTTTAAAGATTAGTTAAGCCGCTCTATCTTAATTGGTAGAGCGGCTTTTTTTGTTTTAAATAATATTTTATGGAGGAATATATGTTAAGTTATAAAGAATTCACTGGACATTTAAATGAACAAGTCAAACCCGTTAAATTGAAACAGGGAAATGTACAAATAGTAACGCCGTTAAAAGCAACAAAAGACCCAGATTGGGGTGATTATTCTATTGACCACCCAAAATTCCCTAAGGAATCAAGAGTTGATGCTAATAAAATTACCATCAAAAATGGTATGGTTGTAGGTATGACGGAAACGTTGGCTAAACAACTTGGAGTTGAAACTGTAGGTGATAAATTTGGAAAAACTGCAGATGAACAAAGAAAAGAAAAAGAAACATTGGCTAAAGAAAAAGCACATAAAGAATTTCAAAATTCAGCAACCGGCGCTATAGTTAAATCTTGGGGCATAAAAAATGCCGTAAATACAGGCAAAATCAGCAAAGAAGATGGTGAACTTAGATTGAAAAATTTAGCTGATAAATTCAATAATAAATAACACAAATCATACAACAAAAAGCCGCTCTATCTTAATTGGTAGAGCGGCTTTTTTGTGCCTAAAATAAATTTAAAAATAATTAAAAAAAGCTTTACTTTTTTATAAATTATAGTATAATAGATCGTAATGAAGTTAAACCTTAATGATAAACCGGAGATGAAAAATGATTAAATTTAAAACTATCACTAAATATGATCTCGAAATGTTTGACCTCGCGGTCACCAGACACTTAAACGATGGGTGGAAGTTAGTGGGTAGCGTGAGCGTGGCAATTAACTCTTCTAGTCGCGACCATGAATATGTAATCGCTGTTACTAAAGAAGTGGAGTAAGCCTAATGGAAAAGGATGATGTAATTGAACGTGCGGCGCTAGCATTAGAAAAATACAAAATGCGTCAATATGGCTGGTCTAAAAAAGAGTTTGAAATTTGGTGCTACTCTGATACTAGAGGAATAAAATCTTTTGCTGAATCTAAAAAAGAAGCGACAATTGTTTATAACAGTCTAAGCAAAAATAATTTAAAATAAAGCTTTACTTTTGTTAAAAACATAGTATAATAGATCGTAATGAAGTTAAACCGTAATTAAATTATTTGGAGTGTGTAAGATGAGTAAAGAAGTTGCCCTTTCTATTAAAGAAACCGCTGTTCGTTTAGGCTGGACTGTTGAAGTTCGCGGTTCTATTTTGACCATCAAAAAACCTATTAGCGGCAGAGAAGAATTTGTAACCGCTGATATGGAATACTACTCTATTCTTGGTTTATTGCCACAAACCTCTCCTGGTAGCATTTGGGGAACTGACGGCGGCGGTATTGGTGCCGTATCTGCGATGTCTAAAGGTTTATTTGTTATGAATAAATCTGGTGGTTCAAAAAGAGTATTAAATGCTCTTGCTAAACTATAGGGAGAAAGAATTATGAAAGATAAAATTAAAGAAATTGCATACCAAGTTAAATTACTTGATGATGACGGATGGAATACTTCTAACTTGACTCGGGACGTTGAAAAGTATGCTGAATCGATTATCCAAGAATGCTGTACGGTTATATTACAAAATGGATGGAAAAATCCCATCTACAGAATTCATCCAGAAGAACCAACGGAGATTATTAGGTACGTTAAAGAACACTTTGGAGTAAACTGATGGCATTCTCATATTTTATATGTTGTACGAATATAGAAACTAAATTATCAGAGCATTTTAAAGTGCCGCATTCAATATATGTTTATGTTAAACAGCTGGAATGTCAAATATACAAACTTAAAAAAGAAAATTGTAATGAGGGCGATAAAACAATGAGCGCAAGCGATTCCTTTGACTCATATGACGACTTAGATTATTACGATCGTTTTCTCGATGATACAGCATTAAAAATCAGCAGTGAAATTATATCTAAACATTTTGGAGTTGAACGATGAATAATAAAGTATTGGAATTATTACAGCAATCGGTTACTGAATATAAACAAAACTGGGATATATCAGAAGATTCTACACCATGTATACCGCAAGAGATAATAGATAGGTTTGCCAAGTTGATTATTCAAGAATGTATTAGTCAATGTTTGTCTGCAACAGAAACTGAACATTACGGTACAGCGGATGGATTTATTGTGGATGAATGCGCGAAAAGAATTAGAAACCGGTTTGATTTAAAATAAATTAGAGCTAAACAACATGATAACTGATTATGATAGTGAAATAGCCAAACCATTACCTAGAACTACAATCAAATGTATGCTTCCATATAATCCGGATAAAAACAGATTCAAATATTGTTTTGAAATGACATATTATGGCGGCAACCAAAGAGATGAATTAGAATTATGGTGCGAGGAAAGTGCTACCAGAGAATGGGGCAATATGGGTTATGTATATTGCCAAAGTGATGAAGACGCAATAGAATTTATTAACACGTGGGGAATTAATTACCCGCGACGCAGAAAACAACCTGATGCGCGAAAACAGTGTGCTGAAAAAGTAAATGGCGTTTGTCCATTACATAACCTATTTTGTAAATATCCTGGATGTGAGAAATAAAATGGCAAATTATATTTTAGTAAAAGTAGATATGAATGATGGTGATTATGCAAGTAAGTTTACTGCAATCAGCGATGAAACATTAGCGATTATAATGCCTTTAATTCAAAAGATTAAATCTAATTCAAGCTATCATAATTTCAATTATAACGAAAATTGCGATGATGGCGAACATGCATATGATGTATATGTAAACCAAGAAACGGCTGAAGAAGACGAAGAAGTTCTTGATATATTTTGGGATTTTCTTCCTGTAACAGAATATGGTTTCCATACAATAGAAACTATTGAAATTTATGAAGTTAGTCGCGTTGAGAAACTATTATAAATTGGAGTAAATGATGAAAACTTACAATGTTCAATTTACAGCAAATGAAGTAACTGAAACTGATGGATATACTAACAATCATGTAGCATATTTTGTAAATTATGAGGATGCGATGAAGTGTGCCGCATTACAAAAAGGTTATCGAGACGTTAAGACAGTTACAATTTCAAAATTATGGAATGTTTATGAATCATTTGATGAATACGACCCAAAACTTAAAGAACAAAAACGAGAAGAATTAATTTCAAGATTAACGTTAGAAGAACGAAAATTGTTAGGGTTATAACGGAGTAAATGATGAAAACTGAAATTGAAAAATTGATTAAAAGATGGGACGAATCCTTAGTTGATGAAAATGAAGAATTTGGAGAACAAATGGCTAAACTTGTAAAACTGGTTATAGAGGATGTTCTATATTATATTGAAGATGAAGTCAATTATGAAGCCGGTAGAACTGTGGCAAAAAATGTTGATGCTGCTATTAAAGAACATTACGGGTTGAAAGATAATGAAACTGCAAACAAATAAATCATATCGAACCAGAGATGGTAAAAATATCATTACAGTTAAGCGCGTTCAAAATGGAACCAATTATATTTTTGGTGATGTTAATAATGTAGGCGATACCTATCTGGAATCTGGACATAGCATTACAGCAACAATAGAAGCAGATGAAGACCTTGTTGAATTAATTTAATTGGAGACTTTATAATGAGTATGAATTTACACCTTGACGCAATGTAAATTATTTTTAAAAAAAGATAAAAAAAAGCTTTACTTTTACAAAAAACATAGTATAATAGAATCTATAAATTGAACTTAAATCCTAATTTTCGGAGTGTATATTATGTCTAAATTAACTTTTTCTGTTATCAAAGCTGCTGTTGAAACCGCTGTTTCTGCTTACGATACTCGTCGTGAGAACGCATTTAAATCTCTTGTTGAAAGCGCCGGCGTTGCGCCGACCATCGGTAAAGATGGTCGTTTTCATGCGCCTTGCGATGGGTATCAATGGGGAGACCAAGTTTATATGGGCGGTCAATACCTACCATATGATGAAGACGATAACCGTTCGTCTGTTATCAAAGGTAAATACAAAATCGAAACTTCTTTGTTTGAAGAGTTTAACCAACTTTTTGGCGGCAACTGCTCTATAGGTAAAAGCTGGGTTCAAAATGGCGTTGAGGTTGCTTACCTTTACTGCATGCTGTCTAGAACTCAAAATACCGCTATTTCAAAATTGGTTCCGGAAGGCGGTAAAATTGTTGTCGCAGTTAAAGAAGGAGAAACGCCTACTAATTCTGTATGGAAATGGAGCGATGCTCGTCAGTGGAATAAAATCGTTAATTCTGGTATGGATATTGATACCGCAGAATTCTTTTATTCTCCTGGAGTTAAATGGAAAGTTGAGCCTGGCAGAAAAATTAAAGGTAAACTTCGCGAGGTCTATTCGGATCTTGATGGTAAACAGGTTCACTACGAATACATCGACAATACAATTTACGCTTAATCAGGAGAATACCATGGCAACATTTAGATACAGAGATATTATTTGTAACAGAGATACCGTTAATGGTGGTGTTAAAGTTAAATCATCATTTGAGTTTAAAACGGTTAAAGAACTCAATGAGAAACTAAGAATTAATGATTCTGATAAGTTTTATGTAAAAACTGTCCAATATTTTTCTGAAACGCTTAAACCGGTTTATCAAAAATATTCAGAGTTTGATGTGCTTATGGGATGGGTCGAGTAAAATGAACGAAACACACTTCCTAAAAATTAACGGCGAAACATTCATATGTGATTGTGGCTCAAATATGTTCCATTATGATATTAATCCACCCGCCGGTTATGAGTGGCACGTATGTAATGGGTGTGGAACAACTTACCAATCTGAAGAGATAAATTAAAATAAAGCTTTACTTTAAATTAAAATTAAGGTATAATTCCTTGAACTTAAAAATTGAGGTGTTAAATGAATTTTAAATCTGTGTTAGAAAAAACTTTACAAACCGCCGGCGCTAAACCTGAACCTATGCAGGCTAAAACCAACACCCAAAAAGAATTGATGGAATGGGTTGTGATTCAACAAGAAATTGTGAGAACTGCTAATGTCTGATACAATGTTTTATAATCATATCGGACCAACATTAGGCAGGTTGTTGATGAAGTTTGATGACGAGATTAATTCTAGCGAAGAACGCCTTGATAAAATTAAAGATTTGTTAGCAGAATTTGACCAGCTAAAGCCTTATGCCTTTGGCAAGTTATATAATTTGAACGCAGAAGATTTAGCTATCGATATGATGGCTTTCCACAATAAAGTATTATGGGAAAAATATTAATGAAAATTATCAGCGACTTTAAAGATTATTATGATTATCTTGCTCACCAATATGGCGTTGATGAGAAAATCGTTTTTAACAGAAAGCCTATTCCTAACAATGATGAAACTAAATCTATTCTAAAGGAAACATTAGGATTGGTCAGAGAATATAAATATGCATTAGATAACAAACTTTTTAGTATTGGCAACGAAAAAAGCTCAAATTACAGATGGCTTTCAGTCAATGGTGTTTTGTATTTGATATACAGAGAAAGGTTGATGTATGTCAATTCTCCATATAAAGTTTTTACCCGCGAACAATATGACTTTTTCTTTCCTAAAGATATACATCGTTTTAGAAAAAAACGTTCGTATGAAGACTTAGTAGGTAATGCAAACTTTGTTAAAGAGTTGACCGGTATTCATGCCAAATTAAATACTCCAGTGTTTTGGTTTGACCACACAGGGTTTGGTGAACTGTTATTTATTGGTGACTCTTACGAATCTAAATATAAAGCTCCAATTTTATCTGAACTTGGATTTGCTTCTATTTACCCAGCAGATAAACTATTTCAGGACATCTCATATTTTATGGGTAATGTTATGAGAGGATCTCCTGATATTAAACCGCCAGTAGAAATTGAAAATAAAGACAAAATTCTTGCTCATGGGTTTGACCTTAAACAAAGCTTTAGACATCGGAAATAATATGGTTTCAAACAAACAAAATTTATTAAAATTAAAAATTCGTTTGATGGTTATAGTTGGTGTATTACTTAATGCTGTGATTGTATATATGTCTATAAACTCATATTATAATTGGTGGTTTGTCACTACGGTAGCGCTTCAGTGTATAAATTTATTATCAATCGTAAAATTGAATCATCGTTATGAATGGATTTACGGTGATGAGATATAACAAAAAAGACCCGATTCCGGCTAAGGTTTCGGGTCTTTCATTATGAATTAAATTTGTATCGGCTATCAAACAACCGGTTTAACGAACCATCATTATTTTTAACATCCTTTCTTACTACATTAGTTTGATTAGAGTTTGTTATCGTTGTTGGTGATATAATAGTCGTACCAGAATCACCGTTATTACCCGCCGCCATTCTAGCATCTTCAGACTCTGTACTTGCTTTAATTAATTCCCTTGATGAATCAACTTTTTCGGCAGTAGGTTTTAATTGATAAAATCTAGCAGTCGTTGGGTCTTCATTATCTTCCAACATTTTTCTAATTTGGTCTTTAGGCTTATTATCCCTTTCAGCAAGTAGGTTAACTTTCATATCTTCAACCTTACTTAATTGTTCTTTAAAGATTTTTATATCTTCTTCAGTATTTGATGATTCAGATAACTGTTTTGCGGCTTTGACTCGTTCTTCCTCAACCTTCTTAAACTCAGTATTGTAATCTTTTGTTGCAGGTTCAGCCTTTACCGGTTGACCGTTTACACTAGCTGTATTCTCACCTTTATTTCCTTTAGATAAATCATATGCTTCTTTAACATCTACTGATGGCTTATTACCTAATTTTATTGCTATATCTGTTGCTGAAATTTGTTCTTTTGTTAACGGTTGACCTTTAATAACAGGAACACCAGCAACCATTTCTGATGTTTCATTTGGTTTATCTTCCGGTTTAATTCCTTCTAATAGTTTACCCGCGTCTTCTTTAGGTGTTTCCTCAGCTTTTGGTTCTTCAGTGCCAGTTAACTTTTTCATCTCTTCCCAAACTTGGTTTTTGACTTCAGTTAATCTGGTTCCAGCTTCTGGGTCTTCTTCCGGTTTAATTCCGTAAACATCTTCATAAACTTCTTTAGCGACTAATGCCGCTGTAGCAGGAATAGCAGTTGCCGCTGAACCTAATCCACTGACAGCTTCTAATCCGGCGGCTACCTTATCACCTTCAGCTAATGAGACAGCAGCAGCACCTAATCCTATTAATGCACCTATTCCTGGGATAGATTTTCCAGCGGCTTTCAATGCGGCTTTCGGTAGGCGTTTTGCTATAGATTCTGATATCAGTTTACCTGTATCTTTTAACGCTTCAGATTTTACTACTTTAGCAACACCAGTTTTAGCTGCACCTGCTACCTTTGACACAGAACCCTTAGCAGTCTCGGCAAGCTCTACGGCTTTAGTTGGTATTCCTTTAGCAGCTGCCCCAATAGCACCAACAGCGGCTTTACCGGACTCTAGAACAGCTTTACCAGCTGTTGCCGCACCTACCGCCATACCTCCTACTACACGCGCAACATTAGCTGCTCCACGTTTTAATATATTTCCTTTTGGGTTTCTTCTAGAAGTTCTTGTAGGATTTCGTTTAGGGGTTCGGTCTCTTTTTTCACCGCCTAAAAAATCATCAAATACTGAATCATCATTTTTGTTGTTTCCTCCACCAAAACCTTTACTTTCAAATCTCTGTAAAATCTCATACATCTTATTTTGAACTTTTAATTGTTCATCAGAGGTTTTATATTGTTTACTCGATAGGTCTAACTGCTGTTTATTTTGATTAAGTAGGTTTTCTTGGAATTTAGAATTGTCGATTTCTTCTTGAGACTTAGTGTTGCTGTCTTTATGCTCGGCTTCAGTTAAAGATGTAAATGAATTTACTGATTCTGGTTTAACCTTGTCTACTGATTCTGGTTTAACCTTGTCTATGTATTCTGGTTTTACTGATTCTGGTTTAACCTTGTCTACTGATTCTGGTTTAAATTCTGGTTTAACCTTGTCTACCGATTCTGGTTTTACTGATTCTGGTTTTACTGATTCTGGTTTTACTGATTCTGGTTTAAATTCTGGTTTAACCTTGTCTACCGATTCTGGTTTTACTGATTCTGGTTTTACTGATTCTGGTTTTACTGATTCTGGTTTTACTGATTCAGCCTTTACCGGCGCTTCTTTTATTTCTAATCGATTAGTTTTTTCAACATACTTTTTGATTTTTTCCATCTTAGTTTCGATGGTCTTAATCAATTTACTGTCTTGTGTTAAGTTGTTTTCTTTTAATACCTTTAAATCTTTTTCAAACTCAACATATTCTTTAGCCTGTTTTCTCAGTTCCTTTGACTCAGCTAACAGTTTGCCTTTTACTTCTTCAACATTACCCTTTTTCAAAAGCTTAGGATTTTCCTTTAATACCTTATCAACATAAGCCTTATGTGATTTTGTATCGGCGGCAAGTTTAGCTAACGGAGAAAACTGTACAGATGATTCTACAGCTTTTACTGCGCTTTTATTTGCTTTCTTTTCAGGTATAACCTGTTCAAATTCAGGCTTTTGTTTTTCGCTCAAATCGTATTTTGTAAATGCTAAGGCATTACTTATACGCTTACTCAGCATAGAATAATCTTTTACACCAAGCTTTTTCTGAAACGCATCAATACCAGAAAAGAACCTACTTGGTGGTTCTCTTCTAATCGGAGGTTCAAATTTTTGATTATTTGTTGTAAATTTATCGTTTAAATTTGTTGTATTATCAGATACTGAATTCGAATTTGTTGTATTATTAATAAAAGATGAAGAAAATTTGCCCTTTAAGGATTCCATCAATTTTAATAAATTACTATTTTTATCGTTGATGCCTTTATCGATGTTAGATAAAAGTTTACCGAAATCTGTATTCTCAAATGAATTATCAACTAATGAATGTAAATCGGCAGTGGCATTTAAAATTTTACTTCCTGTTTGAATAGGTGAGCCTGTGACAGTTCCGGTGGCTACTTTTATTTCTTCCTTTAACTCTACAGCTTTTTCTTTTAGTTCATTAGTATCTTCTTTGATATCAGACACCTGTTTTGCCTGCTTATCCAGTAATGCGGTCAAACTTTTATCCCGTTTACTCATTTTCTTTTATTCCTTTCTATTCGTTCCTTTTCTTCTTTCAAATGCATAATTAACAACGAAACGTATATTTCCCTTTCAAATGGCATTAATCTTTCAATGTCGCCTATGCTGTATTTATGATATTGAATAAGGGCAAAATTCGTCTTCATATAATTCAGCAAATTATCGTGGCTCATTGCCATTAAAAAAAATATTCGATCCCTTCTATAATTTTATTATGCGCTTTACCGCAATCAGGACATTTGTATTTTACCCGTTGAACCATTTGTGGCATGGTTTCAAAAAATTCATAAACCTTGTTGAAGTTTTCTTTTGTTAAGGCGTTAAAGAAATCAACAACTTCTTCTTTAGTGTAATCTGAGATGTGATGTATTTCTTCTTTATCATAAATGTAATCAACGCTATCAATTACCAAATCGAATTCCATTTCTGTATCTTTCAAATTTGAATCCAGCAACTTCAATGATTTGTACGCAGGGTATTTCATCATAACGCCTACGTCATCAAATAAAGAAATTCGTTTTGTATGCTTAGGGTTTTTCTCAACGTTGATGTTTTCTAAATTGAAACTGATTTTAACCTTAGATGTTGGTGTAACACAATCATCACATGAAAATATTAACTCTGCGGTTTCACCTACCGATTTTGCTCTAATTTGAAGGAATATGTATTCGATGTCAAATATAGCTAACTTATCAGTGTCAAGTGGGCTTAGAACGCAACGGCTTATTACGTCTAAAATTGTATCAATCATTACATCAAGATCTTCTGATTCTTGAGCAATCAATAATGCCTTTTCATCCTGTACTAAAAATGGATGAAATTTAATTGTTTCCCCAGAAGATGGAATTTTTGTTGTATAAACTGGGGCGCTTTTTTTAGGTTGTGGTAACATACTATCCCTTATTCGTCAAATCATTAATCATTTTATTCAACTCGCTAGTTGTACCAACAAATATACTATTGTTGGTGACAGTTTTAGGAGATTCACTTTCAACTTTACCCTTTAAGCCTTTTTTCTTAACATGTAAATCTATGACCTGATGGTTCATATCTGAAAGCTGTTTCAATAAACCGGCTACAATTTCAAACGCTCTAGGAGCTTCACTAGATTTTGCTATGTCAATTATAGACTCAAGCGCGTCTTCTCCTTGTGCTATTAATGATTTTATATTTTCTCTTGCGTATTCAAAATCATTCTCAGCTTCAAACGGTTCTGCTCTCACTAACGGCGCTTTCGTTACTTCACCTACAATCTCACCTTCAATTATGTTCGTATCTAAATTGAACACAGTAGCCAAATTATCATCAATTTTCATTTATGCACCAACTGCAATAGAATGGAACTTATATGACAAATCTACGGTAACTTTAGCAAATCCAGCTTCTTCATAGCTTAATGTTATATCTTGAATTTGTTTAGGGTAAACTTCATACAATGTCATCGTCAGTCTGCGATTAGAATCTCTTTTTTTATCGCCTTGTTTGTTATTAAATGCTTCCGAAGCGCCATCATTTATACCTATAGTCATAGTCGTTGTAAAATCATCATAATATCCCATTGTTCTTGTAACAGGGTCAATTACATATTCCGTCCATGCTTCAAAAAACCGGCGCGTCACTAAATTAATATCGCAAATAAATGTTAAAGAAATGTCATTAAACTGTTTAGATGTTACGATTTTTCTTTGCTCACCAAAAGTTTCATAAACAGTTTGACCTATCATAACACCTGGAAGAACAGTTGATTCGCATAACATTGTCAAATGACTGAATTCATTAAATAACGATCTACCAGCTTCGTTATCAAAAGCTTTGGGCATAAAAATATCAACATCAAAATGACTGGCTTTACTTAACCCGTCATTTTTAACCAGTGCTATGAAATTAATTAAATCTTTGCCTTTACTCATCTATAAACTCCATATTTGTTTAGTCGTCGCACCAACAAACATTTCGTTTGGTAGCATCGCGCTTAAAATCCATTTATCTGAATGTATCTTTTTTAACGGGGTTTTCAAATGAGCAAACAAATATCTATGAATACATTTTTCGAATTTTTTATTTTTAGCCGCCTGCTGTAATATTGAATACGAAATTTGTAATCTTTTTGATACTTCTTTTCTAGGGGATGTAGCAACCGCATCCAATGCGTCTAATAATATAATCCGTTCTTTGTAATGTAAGTAATGTAAATTAATACCGTAAAACCCATCAGGCATAATTCTGAAAGGAAATACCAATGGAAATTTATCCCAGTAAGGTAAAGTATCTTTGTGTTTAGCATCATAGTAAAATGAATACATTTCTCCAGGAACAGGAGAACCAGTTGCTCTACCGCTAACCTTTAATGTGGTTGATGCTGCTAATGATTTTGCTTCAGAATTAAACCACGCTTTAGATTTTAAAACCAAATCTTTCAACTCATAATTAGTTGATGTTTCTAAGGTGGCTTTTATATTAGGCTTTACCGCTGTCTTACGATTCAGTTTATCCCAAGTATCGCCTGACATTTTAATAACGCCATTCTCCATTTTCTCAAATGTAGATGACGCAACGCCGGCTAAAGTTGCCGCCTTTTGTAAGGTTAACCCATTTTTTGTTCTTAGTTTTTTAATTGCAGCCGGACTTGGACTTTCAACATCTTGCTGTATCATTTTGTTTTCCTTTGTGCTATACCTAAATCATATTCATCTAATACAATGAACCCTAACCCACGTTCTTTACAAAAACTTTCTGCCGCTTTCCATTTTGATTGGTTAACCATAAACGTAGAACATTCATTTATGTATCTTTGGGTTTTCTTTCCTTTATATATAGGAGGATTTCTTTGTGAATTAGGCTTAATTTCAACAATATAGGTTTTAATATTACCTTGTGCATCTTTTACCTTAATTTTAAAATCAGGATAATATCTATGTGGTTTCATATCCGTTATAGATATGTAAGGTATAACCGTTTCTTCAGATGAATATGAAATTATAGCAGGATTATTATCTGCCCAATTTAAAAATTTGGTTTCCCAACTGCTTCTTGATATGATATTAGTTACATCACCAACATACTTTTCTGGGTTTTTGGGGAACCATTTTCTTGGTTTTGGAAATCTAGTTTTTCTCATAATTTTATTTAGCGGCTTAAATAATATAATGTGGTTCATTTAACTTATTTAAAAGGATTTTCCTCTATGGCTTCGCCTACTGTTAAAACATTGGTATATCCTGACGATCTTCGTTCAGAAAAAGATAATCCGTATGGCTCAAATTATGTAATGTTTGTGTTATCAGATTCTTCCTTTAGAAACCCATTAACAAAATTAGATAGCAAAAAAGCAAAGGTTATTTCTAATGCTGTAAACACATTAAGTAATAGTACAGCAAGAAATATCTTAGGTACAGTTTTTTCTTCTTTAGACGCATTATCTAAAGAATGGTCTGCTGGTGGAGGAGAACGTTCACAATCAGCAGCTCAACAAGCGGCTGTTGCTGCTAGAGCAGTTAGCGGTAAAGAAAGCCCATCTATTCCGACACCACTTAAAAATGGATTTTGTAATATCGTACTTTATACGCCGCCGGCTCTTAGCGCAACATACGGTGCTAATTATGAATCTATGAGTTTAACTGATAGATTATTTGTTCTACCAACGTTAACTGCCACTCCAACAAATGGAATGAACGCAAAAGACGCAAAAAGAACAGAAATGATTAACAAGATGAAAGAGGGTGTAAATTCAGCGGTTAAAAATACACCTGATTTGATAAACCTTGCTAATAGAACTGTGATGAATCCCCAAAAGGAATTATTATTCAAAGGGGTTGATTTTAGGACTTTTTCTTTTTCGTACACATTTTCTCCAAAAAATAAAAAAGAATCAGATACAGTTCAAGATATTATTCGTCAATTTAAAGGTAATATGATGCCAGAATTGACGCTTGGGACATTAATGTACAAATACCCAGCTGAATTTGACATCTATTACTATTTTGATCAAGATTTGAATAATAACGTCCATCAACATACCACATGTGTCTTAGAAAAGGTTTCTATCAACTATGCTCCTATTGGACAATTTTCAACATTTGCTGATGGTTCACCAAATCATATTACAATGACTTTGGAGTTTAAAGAATTAGCAACGCTTGATAAAGATGCTGTTCTTAATAGAGGATACTAAAAATGTATTTCACAAATGTACCAAAGCTTTATTACCCTTTTAATATTAACGATGCAGAACAATTAATTGTATTGAAGGACATCACGCATAATATTAGATTCAAAGAAATTATAAAAGATAAAATTACTTCATATGAATATTATGTTATTCAAGATGGAGATACTCCAGAAATAATTTCTGAAAAAATATACGGAACACCAAACTATCATTGGACGCTTATGCTTTTAAATGATAGATTTGACTATTTAACAGATTTTCCTATTCCAACTAAAGTGTTCGATAAATACGTCAAAGAAAAATATGATGATATTTATGGAATACATCACTGCCAAAAAATAGTTGATGGTATCATAGTAAAAATAACAACACCGGTAAAGGTAGAACAGCCGGCGGGGTATCCTTCTGTCACAACTACAGAATATACAGAATATCTTAATTACATTAGTTCATACGGCGTAACTAATTACGATTATGAAACAATACTGAATGAAGAAAAACGAAATTTAAAGTATATCCCTGCGGAAATAATAACCTATATTATAAAAGAAATTACTGACTTATGATTACTAGAAATTTAACATTTGCAGGTGAAGTTGCAATAAATAAAATGCAGATTGTATCAATAAACACATCATTTGTTGTAGATCTTCAAAATGTATTTATTGGTATGAATGTTTATGAAGATATTTTTTCGCCATTCATAAATGGGACTATTGTAATACAAGATGCGTTAGCGTTAATCAATAAATTGCCTATTGTTGGCGAAGAAATGCTTGACTTGGATATTATCACTCCAGGGTTTCCTGATGATAAAAATCATTCAATACAAGGTAGATTTTATGTTTATAAAATTTCAGATAGACAATATACAAATGATCGTCTAGTTAGCTATACGCTTCATTTTGTATCTATTGAAGCTTTATTAGATATGAACATAAAAATTTCAAAGGGATATAACGAAGCTAAAATATCTGATATCGCGTCTGATATTCTTAAACAATATTCGTATTTTCAAAATGATTCTAAAGAATTAACTGACGAACAGCTGGAAAGATTCAATATTGAAGAAACATCAAACGGTCACGCTTACGTTTCTAATTTTTGGTCGCCTGTTAAAAATCTTAATTATTTGGCTGAGCACGCAATAAGTATGCCTGCGTCAAACGGAGATAAAACAACTGAAGGGTCTCCGACATTTTTGTTTTTTGAGAATCGTAACGGCTTAAACTTTATTTCATTAGAAGCTTTATTTAGAAATGATATAACACGTGAATTTAGAAGAGACAACTTTACCAGAGATATCCCTACAGATAAAGAAAACAGAACTACAACGTTTGACTTTGAGAAAACCTATTCTAGAGTATTAGACTTCAACGTGGTTGAATCTTTTAGTTATATCGATAGAAACAGAAGTGGAACCTTTGCTTCTAATCTTATCGTACATAACATAACCAATAAAACCTATCGGAATATTGCGTTTGATTATAAGACCAACTATGATAAAGAAATTAGGCTAAACGAATTTGCTCCTATTTCTAAACAGTCTATTAATACAAAAGAAAACGCCTACATTATGATGGAAAAGGCAAACGCTATTTTTGAAGGAAATCACGATATTTCTAATTCAAAAATTGTTCAGCGCCGGCTTTCTTTAATGAATCTGATGGATACACAGCAAATTGAAATTACGGTATTAGGAAGAACAGATTATACTGTGGGTCAAAGAGTCAGCTTTGTATTGTATAAAGTATGTAATCTTGAATTAGAAGATGAACAAGAAGATAAATTATTAAGCGGTAACTATCTTATAACAGCAATTAGGCACATAATAACAAACCAAAATCATCAGTGTGTGATGTTATTAATGAAAGATAGTTTATCAATAGATTTAAACGAAGTTGAACGGGCGGCGTGATGAGTAATTTTTTCTTTGGAGTGGTTGAATCAAGACTTGATCCACTAATGCTCGGTAGATGTAGAGTTAGGGTTGTTGGAAAACATACAGAAAATAAAGAGGAACTTCCAACAGATATGCTACCTTGGGCATATCCAGTAATGCCTATTAATAACGCATCTATGAATGGTATAGGATGGAGCCCAACTGGTGTTGTAACAGGCACATGGGTTGTCGTAGTTTTTGTAGATGAATACGAACAACAACCATTGATGTTGGGTAGCGTAGGCGGTATTCCTCAAACACTTTCTGCTCAGTTATACACTGAAGCACATAATGAAGTTATCTTTACTGATGAAAATGGTATTTTAGGTACAACATCTGGTAATCCTAACGCGGCGGCTGAAGTCGAGAAAATGGCTGGTAAAGTTATGGATTTAGTTAACGGGGTTATATCAGAAGAATCTAACTTAGATGAAACTATGCCAGATAGCATATATCAATTAATCAATACAACTAACGCAACGTTAGGTATTAACGAATGGCGAATAGTTGAAAAAGATGGCAATGGTGATATTGTTGCCTCAGGTACATATGATGACGAATTAACTTCTTATGTGTTACATCTTGAAAATCCTGCTCAATGGTCGGCAGATAAACAATCTTTATTTGACCAACCGGTGGATGGGTTTAAATCAAAATATTTCTTTGCTCCAGATGGTGATAATGTTATGTTGACATTCTTCAACAAAAATTTTAATCCTGCTGATAAAATTGTACCAACAACAGATGAACAGGCAACACAATGACTATAGCAACAGATAATCTTCCTGGCGATTACAATAAGAGTTCACAACGCGAACTTAGAATTAACAATTTTAAACGTATTATCGCTCAACTTGAAGCATCAGGAATAACAAACGATAATTGCCAAGCCGCCATTTGCGGTATTCTTATGCGTGAATGTACGTTTTTGGCGACAGAAGAATCTGCATATTATAGTTATGCCGCATTAGGGCAATTTAAACGGGCAACTGAAGCTGCTCGACGAGAATATGGTGGTTCAGTTAAAGCCGGTAGAAAAACAAAGGAACAGTTTTTTGGTTGGTTGTATGGGACAAGTTATCCACACGGAAGTTACCAAGAAGGATCTAGGTATTTTGGTAGAGGGTTCGTACAGTTAACGGGGTTTGCTACTTATTCAGCTGCAACTAAAGCCGCCAAAGGTATGGGGTGGGATGATTTAGATTTTGTTAAGAATCCTGAAATAGCATTAAGCAGTGAAAATAATAACGATACGCGGGCGCTTATATGTTTGTTGGTATGTAAGTTTGGTTCTTTAGCTAAACTACAAAGTAGACAAACAGATCCTAATATTTTCAACATTATTGAACGGTATTTTAATCCAGGAGAACCCGCTGGGCAAATCGCGCAAAAAAGAAAATATTATGAGTTTTTTCTTAGCGGCGGTAAAGGTACGATTCCGATCGTTGATTCTATCATTAACCCAAAACCAACAAACAAAAATGCTGGCGGAACTGACGCACAACACTCTTTAGAAGAAATTAAAACTCATCCAAAATATAAACAGGAAGCGCTTACCGATAACCGTGACGGAAACCTAAGTAAAAATGGATTCACAGACCCATTCGGGAAATACCCTTTACGGGAATACATGAACGAAGCTGACACAAACCGGCTTGCTCGTGGAATGATTAAAAATACCTGTGTTGAATTTAAAGATTCAATGCGTAACACAGATATTCCTTCGGTTAATGATTCATCGTTTTCTCAACCGTCAGCGCCTTACTCTACTATGTATCCATTCAATAAAGTAATGGAATCCGAAAGTGGACACATTTTAGAGTTTGACGATTCACCTAATGCTGAAAGGATTAACCTATTCCATAGAGCCGGTACTTATACCGAAGTTGATGAAAACGGCACACAGGTAAATCAAATCATTGGTGATGGTTATTGGATTACAGAAAGAAATGGTAATGTTTATATTAAGGGCGCTTGTAATGTAACAATCGTTGGTGATATGAATCTTTTATGTCAAGGAGATTCAACGGTAGAGGTTAACGGTAACACCGAAATGATATATCACGGTGATGCTACAATTGGTGTTGCTAATAACTTATCGATTAATGTAGCAGAAAACTTTGAGATTTCGGTAGGCAAAAACTTCAACATTGAATATGGTAAAATTGATGAGTTGCCTGACGAAAAGGATAAGAAAAAGAAAACATACGGCGGTATGACTTTTAAAACTCCATATGGTAAATTAGCCTTTGAATCTCCTAGCGATATAACCTTTAAGGCGGGTGCGGCTATTCGAATGGAGTCAGCTACAACTACAACGATAAACTCTAAAGGGAATTTGTTGTTGTATACAGATGGAACTGGCACGCTGAATGCTAAAGGAAATGTTGCGTTATTTGGTAGCGACGCATACATTAAAGCTGGAAATATCAATTTGACTGGTAAAGTACCACTTCAAAAATATGTTAAACTAACAGCAAAAGATTCTGGAGAGTATGTGCATACACAATTAGAAGAAGCCGGTAAAGGAACAGATAGTTCAATTGACGCACCAAAAGCAACTCCTGTTACAGTTTCATATAATCCACAATCTACTGTTGTTGTTGGTGATGAAAACCAAACCACTAATACAACATCAGAATCTATCTACTTTAAACGCAGTACATTGACAGGCAAATATCCTGATAAACGTGCGAGTTCTGGCGTTAATTTAGAGCCTTTAAAAACTGGTGAACGCCGTTGTGATTCTGCTATGAAGTTTGAGTCTGAAGAAGAAATCAATAGCAGTCCAGCTGGAAAGGCGCTTATTGATAAACAAAATGCTGAACGGTCAGTATTAGATGGGGGTCAACCAGATAAAACAATTGACACACAAGACGAGTTAACGCCTAACGCGGAAGGGAGTGATGCTTTAACAAATTCATCACTTGGAGGATATGCATTGAAACCAGGATCTAAATTGAACTTATCAAGCGACTCAAATTTACACAACACGATAGCGGCTAATAAATCGTTCCCATTAAACTTTAAAATTTCTAAACATTTTTGTCTTGGCAATTTTGTACAACCAGGAACACATATTGCTGATATTATGTTACCTCCTGGATCTATATACCCTAAAAGCGCGATAAGAAAATATACTGTTTCTGAGTTGGTTGATAATTTAGCCTATCTTGCTGAAAATATTGCTGAACCAATTTATGATTTACTTGGACCAACAAGCGGTAAATACTCAGCGCAAGATCCTAGTGGTAAATGGTCTATTAACGATGGTATTAGAACAGAAGGCAATAAAAGTGGGTCTAAAACTTCTGACCACTTTAAAGGTATGGCTATGGATATTAGGTATAATCCAGCTAGATCCCATGAAGATGTATATAATTTAGCAATAACATTAGATAAATTGTTACCGGCTTATTCTCAGATGATTCTTGAGTATGATACGGCTAAAGGTTGGAACTGGATTCATATTGCATATAATAGAGAATATACAAGTTTAGATAAAAATGTTAAGAAAATGACCGGCGTAAATGGAACATATAAACACGGCACATTTATCTTATACAAATAAGAATTAGGCGGTATTTAGCCGCCTAATAAATTCATTTATCTGGTTTGGGTGTTTTAAATTGTGTTATATTTATATCCGATTTTGGCACCCAACTTGATATCAACCAACACAAATAATCATAGCATATTCCAGGAAACCCTTCTTTACTTCTTTCTGTGTAAATGGTTCCAGATTTAGGTTCTTTGACTCTGCGTAACATAATACCGGTATCTTTATATTCTTCACGCTTTAGTACATCAGCATCCATTTTATACAGGTATTCAATAGCCGCCTGTCTAGTCACAAACAAACCTTTGAACATTTGTTTTTCTAATAGATTATCTTTTGTCCACGGTTGAACTTCACCTTTAAATTCATTTAAGAATCGTTCAATTCGTTCTTCATCTAGTGTAATAGTTTCAATTTCCATAAATACCCAATAAAGTTAATATCATGATTAATTTAGCGCTTAGCCTCAATTCACGCCCGACTAGGCTATTATACGCTTCTAGGAGTAAAAAGTAAAGTTTTATTTTTAAGCACTAAATATTAGTATCTTCACTTTAAATTTAATGCAGAATATGTCAACACTAAAACGCTATAGAGATATTGACCTCAACTTTATGCCTAACCCATCGGCATTTGAACGCATTTCAGGAAAAGGATATCTTACATATACATCAGGCTCACCAATTGTAACTGGGTTTGATACCGAATTCACCCGTTATCTTTCTATAGATGACAACCTTTATGTTTCGAATTCATTCGTAGGTAAGGTTAAATCTATAGAATCTGATGCGTCATTAACGTTATACAATAATGCTTTATTATCAATAATGACAGATTTGTATGACGAAACATATTTACAGCTAACCTATTCTACAATATCACAGTCAACTTTTAAATTTAAAAGAAATGGACTAGAATATTATTTAGATATTTCCAACCTATCCAATAATCAAATAGAATCTGGTGTCATCCGGTTTGATATAACTACAAACTTTTCAGACACAGAAAATTACCCTATAAAATATAAAATTTTAGGATTAGATTCTTATGATGTTGTTGGTGAATATCCTAGAAATTCAGATTTGAGTTTTAATATTTCAGACTATCTTAGTGGTACATTAACATTTGATGAGAAATCTCAAAATGTGTATAACGCCTATGTTCAAATAAAAACGGTAACAGATAATGTTCTTGAAAATATTGAACATGTGATATTTGTAATAGAGCTTGAAGATTCTAGTAATTTTATTACAATATCAGATGCTAATTTTACATTTTCGCACCCAGGCGATATAACCTTTAAGATTGACGCTAACGCGGTAAAAACTTCAATAGAACACCTTGTAAGAACAATAAATTATGAACGACCATTTAATTCAAATTTAGGTTCACAAATCACAAATCTTTTATTTGCTGGTGGTTCTGCTGCATATGCGCAAATCATTAAACGAACCATCAAAGAAGTGATATTCGATTATGAACCAAGAGCAACGGTAACGCAAGTTGATGTTCTTGTTAGTCCAGAAGACAGTACAAATTCGGCAAAAATTAATATTGAATTTTACATTGCAGAATCTAATTTGCCGTACACGCTTAACTTAACATTGGAACGTACACGATAATGAATAAACAAATAAATGTTTCTGAACTTGACTTTGATAACATAAAAAATAATCTTAAAAACTTTCTAAAAGGTCAGTCAACTTTATCTGATTATGATTTTGAGGGTTCTGGTTTATCTATCTTAGTTGATTTGCTTGCATACAATACTCACTACAATTCGCTGTATACAAATATGGCGCTTAATGAATCTTTTTTAGATACCGCGTCAAAAAGGGAAAGTGTTGTATCTTTAGCGAGTACTCTTGGTTACACTCCTAGATCGGCTAAATGCGCAACTGCTGTAGTGGATTTAATTATTTCTAATCCTACGTTAACGCCGGCTTCAGCTATTTTGCCAAAATATTCTGCGTTTTCTTGTAACTCTAACGGAACCCCATATTTCTTTTATAATACGGAAGATATTCCTATTGTACCTATAAATGGAGTTTATAGAGCAAATGCTATAGAGATTAAAGAAGGCATCCCAAATTATGAAACATATACTGTTTATGATACAACAAAATATATTATTTCTAACAAAAATGTTGACGTTGATACGGTAAAAATTTTCGTAAAAGAATCTTCTTCATCAACTAATGTTACAACATATACATTAGCAAATGATATCCTTAATGTAAAATCAACAGATACTGTATTTTTCCTAAGAGAAATTTACGACAATAATTTTGAAGTTACATTTGGAAATGATAAATTAGGTAAGGCGTTAACAAACGGAAATATTGTAACGATTGAATACTTTATCACTAATAGAGCAGATGCTAACGATATTAGACAATTTGCGTTAACAAGAAGCATTATTGAACTGGGTGGTTCATCTTTTGTTATTACTGTTATGCCATCTTCTGGTGGTGATGAACCAGAAACAGCATCTGAAATTAGATTTAACGCTCCAAAATTATTGAATTCACATAATAGGGCGGTAACAGCTAATGACTATCTTTCTGTTATAAAGGCTAACTACACCAATATAGATACGATTAACGTTTGGGGTGGTGAAGATAATATACCGCCGGTCTACGGTAAAGTGTTTATGTGTATTAAACCAAAATATTCTAACAAATTATCAACGTCTGAAAAAGAATTAATCAAAGTAGATTTGTTGAAAAACAGAAACGTCATAGGTGTTACACCAGAATTTGTAGATCCAAATTATATCAATTTACAAGTTGATATTGTAGCGCATTATGATAAGGCGGCTACCACTAGAACCAAAAATGATTTAATAACAGCGATTGATAATGTTGTTAGAGAATATAACGATACAAACCTTAAGAAATTTGATTCAGTTTTCAGATACTCTAAATTCTTAAAATTGATAGACAATGTTGATAAATCTATTTTATCTAACATAACTAATATTTTGATTCGTAGACCAATTAACGTTTACTTCAATACAAAAACGCCATATACAATAGATTTACATAACCCTATTTATTCAGCTGGTGTACCTGAGGAAGCAGTAACTACTACTGGATTCTATATTACGGGAGATACATCAACTATATTTTATTTAGAAGATGATGGTCTTGGTAATCTTAAAAAATATTCGTTGGATTCAGAATACAATAAAATTTATTCTGCTGGTACATTTGGAACTGTAAATTATTTGGGTGGCACTATTAATTTGACTGAAGTTTCAATTTCAAGGTTAGTCGGAACAAAATTTGAATTTTTAATTAAGCCGTCTTCTAATGATGTTATTTCAAGACAACATAACATTGTTCAATTAGACACAAATAACATAAAGATTGATGCTATTGTTGATTCAACTGCATTTGGTGGTTCTAGTTATGTATTTACAAAGAGTAGATAATCATGGATAAAACTAAACTATCCTCAATAATATCGTCTCAATTTCCTGAATTTACCATACCAAAATATAGTAATTTCATAAAATTTTTAGAACTGTATTATTCGTATATTGAAAAAACAGAGTTTAGGGCGTTTGGTAATTTAAAATCATTAGACGATAATTTAGATATATTTGTAGAACAGATTAAATCTGAGTTAGGGATTTCAGATTTACCTACGATAAACACTACAGATGAAAAATTACTTTTAAAACATATTAAAGAATTTTATTCAGCTAAGGGTTCAGAAGAATCTTTAAGAATATTGTTTAGACATTTGTTTGGTAAAGAGATTGATATTTTTTATCCAAAAGATTTCATTTTAAAGGCTTCTGATGGAAGATGGAAACAAGAAGTCTCTGTTCTTGTATCAGTTAACCCTAACGATAAAGGAATATCAACTGCGTGGTTAAATGATAAAACGTATGAATACCAAACTGGGTCGATTTCTATATCTAAAACCAGTAGAATTGTGACGGGGTATAATACTCAGTTTACAAATATACAAATTGGTTCTATACTACATAAAACAGATACTAATGTAATTATTGGTACAGTACAATCTATACAATCTGATACAAAATTAACATTAGCAGACCAAGCTTATATTGAAGCTGTTTCTTCTATTCAGTTTAAAACTTCAGTCGTAGACCCATATGCGTTAACCGGTAAATATGTTAGCATACAAACAGAATATAAAACAATTGAAGTTTATGTTAGCAGAGTTAGGGCGGTAAATAACGGGCAATACGAAATCTTTATGGATTCTTTTTACCATGAAGATTTAGAAGTTTATAATTCTATTTTATTTGAAGATATTTGGTGTACAATACAACCAACCATTGCTAATATCAGAATTGAAAAGAAAGGCAGTAAATTCAAACTTGGTCAAATATATGATTTAAACAGTGCAAATGGAAATGGTGGAAAATGTAAGGTCGTTAAAATTAATTCAGCCGGCGGTATTGAATCTTTACAATTAATTTCCTTTGGTTCAGGTTATGTTGATGATGTGTATTTCAATTTGGTTTCTGGATTCAATAAATCTGAAACGTTTGATCCATCTTATTTGTATGACTACACAAGCGGGTTTGTTGAAGATGGTATAATTACATATCAAAATTATTTCATAAATTATGCTGCTCCTGATTACGCTGGTTCAACATTAGCAACATTCCATTCAGATTATACGGTTACTCCAGGATATTATATTTCTGATGAAAATACGGCTATCGTTCAGGTTTTGATGGGTGTTATTCGTAAATATCCAGGAACATACACAACCAGTAATGGGTTTCCTTCTGATGCATTTGTGTTACAAGATAACTATTATTATCAAATTTATTCTTATGCTATTAAAGTATCAGAAGATATTAAATTGTACAAAGATATTGTTAAGAATGTGGTAAACCCAGCCGGCTATTTGATGTTTGGTGAATACGCATTAAATAATACTATTGATGCTTCACTTTCTATTGAGCAAATTGGATATTTCTTCAAAAAATTATTCAAAGAAATTTTACTATTCACTGATAATCACTCTACTCTCATTGAAAAGCCATTTTTTGATACTATTACTGGAACAGATAGTAGAAGTAAATTGTTTGGAAAGGCGTTATTAACTGATTCTGTTAATATACCAGATAATTCATATAAATTAATAAATAAAAACTTTTTTGAAAATATTACATATTCTGAATTTTATTATAAAATTCTAGGTAAAAATTTAACAGAAACTATTACAGCATCTGATGTTAGAACAAAAATTTTTAATAAGCCTTTATCAGAATCTATACAGTTTACAGATATTGGGTCTATATCTTTAAACAGACCATCAATGGCTTACTTTTTAGAAACGTATTCGATAGATTACGCAGAAGGCACAACCACTACAACCTTTTAAGGAATAAAAATGATTTTAAATTCACAATCAGCAGTTACCGGTGTTGTTTCTATTGTTAAAACTAATAGCAAAAACGAAGTAACAGACAAAGTGGTATCTAACCTAGTTGTAACAACTGGTAAAACTATTATTGCCACATTATTATCTGGCGGCACAGGCGCTATGTCATATATGGCTGTTGGTTCAGGTACAACAGCTGCAGCTGTTAGCGATATTGCGTTAGGGACTCAAATTTCTACTCGTAAAGCTTTGACATCAACTACAGCATATTTGAACACGGTAACTTATGTTGCTACGTTTGGTGCTGGAGAAAATACGGGCGCAATTACTGAAGCCGGTCTATTTAACCACGCAACCGGCGTTACTACTAATATGTTGGCTAGAACAGTATTTCCTGTCATCACAAAAGAAGCAAGTGACACAATTACAATCACATGGGTAATCACAATTTCTTAGGATTATTATGAGCTCCATACTTAGCCAAGGGTTTCACATAGCGTTAGCTGAATCAACTTTTCGTGATATTAAAAGCAACACTGTAAAATTTTATTATTATTTGGGGAAAAGTTTACCGTATAATACGTTAGACCAACCAGAAAATCCATCAAAAACGTTTACATATGAACAACAAACAAAAAGAGATGTTGTCTTCATAAAACGTGTTTCTGTAAACGATATTTCTTACGTTATCCCTAGAATAAACTGGGTCAGCGGTACAGTTTATGATGATTATGATGATTCTTATTCGACTACAAACTTGGCTAGTTCTGGGGCAACTTCACTAGAATCTGCCAAGTTTTATATCGTAAATTCATCAAATAATGTTTACAAATGTTTGAATAATAATAACGGTAGACCATCAACTGTTCAACCATCTAATACGGATACGCTACCGTTTAAAGAAGTTGATGGGTACATTTGGAAATTTATGTACGCCATACCTATCATTTTCCAACGTAAATTTATGACTCCATTATTTTTACCAGTTGATACATCTATGTCAACGCGGTATTATAACAATGGTGGTATAGATAATGTTGTGATAGTAAATGGTGGTTCTGGTTATCACCCATCAACGACAGAAGTCACTATTGTTTCCCAAACAGGAACTGATGCAGACATATCTCTTGATATTGATAATGTGACCGGAGAAATTACCGGCGCTATTATTAACGATCATGGCGAGGGATATCTTGATATCGAATACCAGATTACAGATAGCAATTTGAATCCTGGAACGGGCGCGGTTATAACGTCTTCAACAGATTATGGTTCTGTTACAACACAACAATCAAATGTTGAATTAGCCGCGATTAATGGTACCATAGAAAGAATTAAAGTTACATTTGGTGGATATGATTATTCACCAACAACGCAAATTGTAATTGAGGGAGATGGGCAGGGATGCATTGCCGTACCTGTAATCAATGCGTCAAATCAAATTGAGGCAATGACCATAACAAATCCTGGATACGATTATACCTACGCAACCATTACAATTATAGATACAATTGGACATGAAGCTACTGCTCGTGCAATTATTTCTCCATATGGCGGACACGGTAGAAATGCGATAAAAGAGTTATTCGGAAATCGTATTATGTTTGCCACATCTGTACATAATGATAACATTAACGGCTTTAATATTGATAATGATTACAGACAATTTGGTTTAATTAAAAATCCAGTTGGTTCTGATTTATTACCCTATACAGGAATTCTAGGGTCAAACTGTTATACAGCAACGACTTTTGGTGCATTCAATTTAACAGATTACCCTAATGACACAATCGTTAATTTGACGTCTGGGACTTATGTAGGAAAAGAATTTGTGGTTGTTTCAGCTAAAGCTAATACAACGGGCGGCTCTTTACTATTACAACCTAAAGATAATGTGCCATTATCGATCGCAAATTTTTTGGCTGTTACATCAAATCCAAGTATAACTTTTAGAATTGATGCATTAGTTACGCCTAATGTTGATATATTTAGTGGGGACATTCTTTATATAGATAACAGATATGCGTTTTATCAATCGAATGAGCAAACTATTTCTCTGCAAACAGTAATTAAATTTTGAAGAAAATAGCCTAAATAATTGTATCGTTAACCAATAACAATAAGAGAACTAGAATATGCCAATGAATTTGAACATAGATCCTTATTATGATGATTATGATCATAAAAAAGGATTTCATAAAATACTTTTCCAACCTGGAGCAGCTGTTCAGGCTAGAGAATTAACACAGATACAATCAATACTTCAAAATCAAGTAACGAAATTTGCTGACCATATTTTTGAAGATGGTTCAGTGGTTGATGGTGCAGCACACACAGTTGATTTTAATGTAACATATTTTAAAATTGCTGAATCGTTCAATAACGGCGCTATTGTTTTTGACAATAATATTATCGGAAAATATCTAATCGTTAACAGCGAAGATGTAGTTAACTCAGATAATAGAAAATATTTGATTAAGGCGGTTACACAAAAAACAGACACTGATCCAAAAACAATTTATGCGACATTAATTTCTGGTGGGTCAGCAGGGTCATCATCTAAATACGTCAGCAATAATGTTCGTCTTGATGTGTATTCTGTCCCAAATCCAGTTATCGGAACAACCTCTATTTTTAGATCGTTTTCTACTGAAGCAACAGGCGATACTGTATCTGGAAATTCTGTTTTATTTGGTATTGACGAAGGCATATTTTACACAAAAAATTCTTTTGTATATTGCCCGAGCCAAACTATTGTTGTTTCTAAATATGTTAAAAGGCTTTACGCGGGAACAATAACAGCATCAACAAGTTCTGCTAATATTACCGGCGTTGGTACATTATTCACAACAGAATTAAGTGTTGGGGATGATATTTTTACAATTGATAATAAACTCATTGGAACAGTTTTATCGATTGCTGATAACACAAACCTAGTTCTTAAAAGCAGCGCAAACACTTTAGTAACTGATGCAATAGGTTTTACGGTTTCATTATCCACTGTTATTGGATTAAAGGCTATAGAGTCAATCATAACAGCAGATTCTGATGCTACGTTATTAGATCCTTCGTTTGGTTCATATAATTATGCTGCTCCAGGTGCAGATAGATACTTTATATCGTTAGAAGCAACCGCCGTTAGATATCAAGAACAATCTTTATCTTCTGAAGATTTCATTGATATTTGCCACATTAAAAATGGCGTTGTTCAATCAGACCAACGTCTACCTATCTATTCTAATCTTGAGGATATATTTGCTCGTAGAACATACGATGAATCTGGAGATTATATTGTAAATGGTTTATTGCCTACGGTAAAGGCTAACCCAGACGAAACATTATTGACACTAAATGTAGCAGCGGGTAAGGCTTACGTCAAAGGATATGAGATTGAAAAAAATGGTGTTAGTTCTATTCAATTAACTAAACCAAGAACATTTGCAAGCACAACAGATTATACTGTTGCAACGCAGTATGGAAACTATGTTACTGTAGGTTCAATATCAGGAAGTCTCCCTGATATCACATCTTCTTCAAGTGTAAATCTGTATAATAGCACAGGCACTATTATTGGGACAGCAAGGGTCATTAACCTTATTCCAGTTTCATATGGCGAATACCAGCTTTATCTTGATGATGTATCGTTAACGTCAGATTCTTTTTCTTCTGTGATTTCAATTGGAGAAAAAACAGGAGAATTTATAGCAACATTAACATCAGCTAAAATATCAGATACCGCAAATAGACTATTGGTGTTTCCAATTCCACTTGGTAATATTAAAACTGTTTCTAGCATTTCATATGAAACAAAAAAATTGTTCAAATCTGTTCCAGTTTACGGCGGCGTGTGTTCGTTGACGTCAGATTCATTAACAAAAGATTTTGTTCCATCTTCAGGGACATCAAACAATATTAATTACACAATTGCTCTATTATCCTTATCTTCTGGAAATGGATATGTGGTTAATTCTGTTTTGGATTTATCGCAAATAGATATTACAGTTAGCACAAATCCAGATACGAATTCTTCTATCAGTTTTGATTTTAATGATGCATCATTCAATGGTGTTGTTGATATCATAGCAACTATAAACATGTCTGGTCAGGCTGTAAGAACAAAAACATTAGTTTCTAATTATGGCAAAAAGGTCACGTTTTTAGAGGATTCTGCAGCTACGCAAAGTTTGGGTGTATCTGATATTCATAAATTTACGGGCGCTTATGAAATTGGAAGTAAAATTTATGCAGGGGCATATGATGAATTAGTATCATATAGTGCAAATTCTGTTGTTATGCGTAACGGTAAACTATACGATATTTCTGGTACAACGTTAGGAACAACTGCATATGAAAATATTGGTTCTACATTCCAAATTGATAACGGTCAAACTGATTCATATTATGGCAATGGATTTATAAGTAGAAAAACCGCCTTTACTACTACAACATCAATTTTAGCCGTGTTTGATTATTATGTACATTCTGGCGAAGGACCTCTTGTTGTAAATAATACTATTGCGGTTTCTTATTCTGATATTGGCAATTATTACGACAGCGTTTCATTCTCAACATATAAACTAAGAAACTGTTTAGATTTTAGACCTGTTCAAAAAGAAAATGGTGCTGGGTTTGATACATTTATTTTACCATTCTCTAATGCTATTTTAGATGTTGACTATTACCTCGGTAGAATTGACAAATTATCTTTAGACAAAACAGGTAAATATCAAATCATACAAGGTATTCCTGCTAGACAACCTATTAATCCAGCGTCTAATCCAGACGCTATGGATATTTGCTCTATTACCTATGACGCTTATACTGATGATGAAAAATCTACAAAATTATCTTTAGTTAAAAACAAAAGATATACGATGAAAGATATCGGCGTTTTGGAAGGCAGAATTGAAAATGTTGAATACTATACTTCATTATCAATGCTTGAAAAAGATACCTCATCAAAAACCTTTACTGATGATAATGGCACTCCATTATTCAACAACGGATTCTTAGTTGATGCGTTCCAAGGTAAAAATGTTGCTGACGTCACCAATCCAGATATGCAAACTGAGATTGATTATGACAAAAATGAATTAAGACCAAAATTTTACACTAAAACAGCTCATGCTAATTTAGCTACAACTGGAATTGGTATTAACTCTAACACAATCACTTTACCTTATACGTCAACAAAATTAACCGGCGTTAACTCGTACTCAACAACAGTATCTGTTAACCCGTATAACGTAACAACAGCTTCTGGTTCTGCTGTGTTAAAACCTGACACAGACCATTGGGTCAAAGAATTGTTGCCTGTTAATGATGCAGATACAATTAAACAATTAGCTGGAACATCAGATCTTGTGCCGGTTACGGTATGGAATGCTTGGGATCCGAAATCAGGCGCTACCTTATCAACTTCTGCTATTACTTCTGCCGACGCGGATTTTATTGATATTGCAACATCTAAAAATAAAATCGTGTCAGGAACAACCTATAATTTCAGTAAGAATATTATTCCGGTTACACGTGAGCGTGTTATACAATATAAAGTCACCAATATGTTGGCTAACACAAAATTATATTATTTCTTTGGAAAAGAATTACAAGAAGATGGGTTTGTAACAAATTTGACTGGTTCTACGTTCCTAACTCAACAACCAACCACCGATGATTCTGGCAACGCAACCGGCTATATTGTTATTCCTCAAGGGAAAGAAGGATCTACCTTTGTAATCACTTTCTCTAATAATCCAGCAGGTAAAGAATACGCATCATCATATGTTTCTGTTAACTATTATGTTGATATGAGCGCAAAATATGCTGATACAAAACCAATTAGTGTTGTGACTGGAGACCAAGTTGGCGATGCTGTTGTAACTGAATTGAAAGTCCCTAAACCAACTGCGACTTATACTATTGAACCTTCTAGTTATGTTGTGAGTGAAGGAGAATACTTTACCTTTACATTCAACGCAATCAATTACGATTTGAAAGGTGACTTTACTGGCACAGTTGTTGTAACAGATGGAACGGCTACCTTTGATTCTAAAACTTTAAATGGAACAGCAATTACATCTTTGACATCGTTTACGTTTGCCGTTGATTCAGCTGGTAAAGCAGTCATTAAATTGAAAGTAACAGATGATGGGGCATCTCAAGCTGCTAGAAAAATTACGCTAACGGTTACGCCACATAATAAATCTAGCAGAGACATTACGAAATATCCTGAATTTTTATATGGGTCATCTTTATCCTCTACTATTAAATTGTTGAACCCTGTTAAAACAGCATATTCTGTGAGTGGACCAGTTTCAGTAGCAACAACTGATACAATTAATGTGTCGTTCCAATCTAATAATGCTGAAGCTGATATTCCAATTTCATATAAAGTTTATAAGAAAATTGGCAGTGCAGCTGAAGTGGATATCACATCGTCATTTACAACAGCAAACCCTTTTAATACATCAAACGCTAACCCTACGCATGTATTGACTAGAAGCGTATCTGCTGACGATGTGGCAGGAGAAACTGTTTATAAAGATAAAAATGGACAGTATCGATATGTTTTCACTGATGCATCTGGTAATTCCAAAGAGCATGTAGTTAAAATCATAGGTAATTTTGATACGAAATATTACAAACTATCAAATAACGCATTTTCTTCTAACGTATCACAAGGGTCTAGAATAACATTCGCTTTAGAAACGAACCATTATACAACAAATGCGCTATCTGACACGATTCCATTTGTTATCACTGCCAATGACGTTGATATTACGACTTTAACCGGCTATGTGCTTTCACCTGTTATAACTTCGTTCACTGGAACTACATTAACCGTTTCTGTTACAGTTTCAAACAGTCTGGTATTGACAGCGGCAAAAACGTTAAAATTGGAGTTAACTGGCGCAAATAAAGGCAAAGGCATAAATTCTATTTGCTACATCCAAAACAACGAAGAAACAACAACAATATCTGCGGATAAAACTGCTAATTCAAGTATAACGGATGCAGGAACAATTAATTTTTCTGTAACTTCAAGTTATGGCGCAGCTGCTGCTGGGACCAAAATAACAGAAATTAAGGTATCAAATCTTGCGCCTAATGAATACACATTGAATAAAACATCTGGAGTATTAGATGGAACAGGAACATTGACATTTAGCCTCACTGCTGTAGCTAATCGATTAGCTACAACAGACAAAACCTTTAATGTTTCTTTGCTATACAATGGCAAAAATACGCTGACATCTAACAATTTTAATTTAACAAAATCTGTCCAGCCAACGTTGTCAACTTCATTTAGAAATAGCACAAATACTGGAGATTTGACTACGATTAACCCTACTAGCACAAGCGGTACGGCTTCTTCTGCTAAATTGTTAATCGCCCAAAGTAACTTTCCAACATCTGAAATATTTTCGATTAATATTACACCAAATCCTGTACCATCTGCGGCTGGTGTTTATGTGTTTGCTGGTAATACAAACACATTTTCTACAACAATGACTTCTGCTGAATTGCTTGCTGTTTCTAATTTAGTTGATGTTGGTTTTAGTCTTGGTGTGCCTAGTAATATTACACTAAATGCAGAAATTAAACCAACTTCTCGTAATTTATCTGCTAAAGATTCATTGTTATTGAATAACGCAACAAGAACCTTTAAAATTACGAAAGACAGTTCAACTATTGATGTTGGTCGAACTGTAAATTATAACGTAACTATTTTAAATGAAAACACTGCTAGAAATGTTACTTGGTCTATTGCGTTTGCTGATGCTAGTAACATTTCTGATTATTTTTCAACTTATAGTGGAAGTGGTAGCATTGCAGTAGGCGGTTCGTTATCTATACCTATTACAAGAAATTCTAAAGGTATTGCATCAACCAAACAAATTGTATTAACGGTCACTGATTCTTCTAGCACTGTGGCATCTGCATCAAACTCTGAAATTTCATTAGTTGCTGTCAATACACCAACAGCAAATATTAATTTTTATGATGCAACAGAAACTAAAATAACTGGTTTAGAACTTCCAGATTCAACTAACTCTTACCGAATTAGAGTTGAAATTGATGTTCCTAATTTGAATAAAGATGACACAGTAACATTTGATATCACGTCAACCGGCAATACATTAGGTTTAATTGCAGAAGTAAACCCTGAATCCTCTATACGTGTTGTTGGTAAAGTTGATTCTAATAAAAAGATTTCTAAAGAAATCTGGATTAAAAAGAACACCGCAACCACAACAACAGGTAACATTATAAATGTAAAAATAAATTCTGTCACAAGTTCTACAGTTCTTATTCAGTTAACAAAATCTCAAGACTTGAGCGTTAGTACCAAACCTGTGGTTCCTATATCTTTGAGTATCCATAGAAACGGGAAAAATAAAACTGAGAATGCGTTTAGTGTTATAGTTGGAACAACGTCAGATATTGCTGTGGAAACATCTGTTGTTCTTAGCGGTTCAGATAAATTATATCTTGCTATTACTCCTGTAGCAGGAAATTCTACAGATGCAAAAGATTTGTCTACGCATGGTTCTTACTTTACAGTAACAGCAAACGGTTCTGCGGTTAGCTCTACGTCCAAAACAACGACAAATACTGCGTTGAATACTGAACTTGCATCAACCGCAATATTATATGATGTGACATCATATACAAACGGGATTTTTAATTTTAAGGTCAATGCATCAGCCGGTGTTGTAGCCAATGATAAATTCGCATTAATATGTTATATCATTAAATCTGCTGACACAACCTCATTTAGTAAATCAAATGCGGTAACTGTAACAAGTGAAGCGCTTCCTCTTAAATATTATAAGTCTTCAAGAACTTTTTATGCTCTTACTAATACAGGAACATCAACAATAACATTTACGCCGTCGAATTTCGCATCAACTGATATACATACGTTAACACTGCCGCTGGTGGGTTTAGTTGCAACTGATGTTTCTGTAACTGTTAACGGCGCAACAGTTGGTATAACACCGTCAACCGGCGCGTTATCAGGTTGCCCAGCATTAACTGGAAACGGCGCTGTTATTGTTGTGGTTACATCTAATAGTTGGGCTTCTGGGACCATTACACCAAAAATTGAATTTTTTGGAAGTGCGGATCGTCCTAACGCAAGTCAATTGGTTACTATCAACAGCGCGAATTTTAGAGAGTTTAATTTTACCCCAACAACTCAAGCTAATATAATGAATGGGTCGAACACAACGATAACATTTACGCCGTTGAATTTCGTGTCAACTGATATACATACGTTAAAACTGCCGCTGGTGGATTTAGTTGCAACTGATGTTTCTGTAACTGTTAATGGAACACCAGTGACAATAACACCATCCGGCGCGTTATCAGGTTGCCCAACATTACAATTTAATAATACTGTTAATGTTGTGGTTACATCTAGTAGCAATGCGATTGGTACGGTTAAAGCTGTTTTGACCAATGTTGCTGATTCTGGAATCACATCAAATACTTATGTGACAACAAATAAAGGTATTGTTAAATCGTATTCATATACCCCAACAACTCAAGCTAATATAATGAATGGGTTGAATACAACGATAACATTTACGCCGTTGAATTTCGTGTCAACTGATACACATACGTTAACACTTCCATTAACAAATTTAGTTGCATCTGATGTTTCTGTAACTGTTAACGGTGAACCAGTGACAATAACATCATCAAACGGCACACTATCAGGTTGCCCAACATTACAATTTAATAATACTGTAACAATAAACGTAACGACAAACAGTTGGGCTGTTGGTACGGTTAAAGCTGTTTTGACCAATGTTGCTGATTCTAATATTACAAATTATACAGCATTGACAACTAATTCTGGAATCAAAAAATCGTATTCTGTTTCAGGTAATACAACCGTGTATTATGGTAAAAATGAAACAATAACGTTTACACCAGAGCATTTTTTGTCAACTGATATACATACGTTAAAACTGCCATTAAAAACTTTAGTTGCTGGAGATATTGTTGTTAAAGTTAACGGCACACCAGTTGGTATAACACCATCAACCGGCGCGTTATCAGGTTGCCCAGAGTTGAGTGGAAACGACGCTGTTGTTATTAATGTAACATCTAACAGCTACACTATTGGTACAATTACAGCTAACATTACAAGTTCAACTATCACCGGTACATCATCTATCTCAACAAATACGGGCGTTAACGCCATTAAAATATATGAAGCATCGCCAGCAAGGTCAATTTACAATGGCGCGGCATCTATCATGACGTTTACACCTAATGAGTTTTTCTTGCCGTCTGATGTACATACTTTGACTTTACCTTTGTCTGGGATTACGTTTAGTGATATCGATGTTACTGTGAATGATACTCCTTTGACTAACATTAGTTCATTAGGTGTTATTACTCCTGCTATTTCTTTAACAGGAACAAATGTTGTAACGATAAAAGTTAAGTCTAAAACTGATACTGCTGGATTTATTACGGCTAAAATTATGAATGGTGATATCATAGCATCAACATTTACAGACACCAACAAAGGGGTTTCTATTGATAGTTCACATGAAATTTTTGAAAATTTATCTTATTATGTTGTTGTTACGCCAAGAATAAAAGATACTTCTTATTCTGTAGGTTTATTTGATTATAGCACTGGAAGTTTTGTTGCGATTTCAGGGATAACTTATACAGACAAATATGGAAATGCATTAACTCCAGTCAGTAATTTGTTGCAGTTTACCCAATCAAATTTGGACACAGATAATGTTGCTGCGTTTAGATACACTGTACCAACTGGATTCCTTTCTTCTGTCAATAAAAAGTGCAGAATAAAATTTGTCCCCTCAGATAATTCTGGTGATGTTATTTACCCTGTTGAATGTCAGAAAATTATAGTGTTACCAAAATCATACACTATTGAAAATGATTCACAATCTATAAATAATGCTAAGAAAGAAGGAGATGTCGTTAAGTTTACAATAACTCCAACTAATGCTATTGTTACAGATACATACGATTATACCGTTGTATCAAATAATGGCAGAAAATTTAAAGTTGAAGCTTTTGATGATTTTACAGAGTCACATTATAACTATTCAGAAGCATCAACGCATAGTTACGCTGGAGTAAAATTAGCGCGTAAATCTTATGTTTTGGTTAAATTAGACGATAATAGTATTGTTGACTCAACGACAGAAATCACATTAACGGTTAAACCAAGTACAGCTGAATATGCAACTAACGGTTCGCCATTAACGTCAAAGGCTTATATTGTTAATTCATCTAAACCACATCAAACTATAGAATTCTTTGATATAAATAGAAACTCGATAACCCAAGTTAAAACTGGTGAATATTTTACGGTTTCTGGGTACAATAATATCAAACCAACATCGTTAACCTATAGTTCTGACCTTGTTGAATATATTGGAGTGTCTGTTTCTGACATTACGAATATTGAGGTTGGTATTTCAGCTAACCCAGCATTAAGAAATTTAACATATGATCAACCTGGAGCAACTTGTCATTATGAATTTAAGTTTAAGGCGCTATCCACTATATCAAATATGGATGGGGTCTATAGCGCTGGATTTTTCTTAAATAGACCAACAGATGGTAGTTCTTCTTTAAATGCATTTTTGTCTATTAAAGAAGAGAAATCAAATGCAACAATTAGCGTTACCACTAAAGATAATTCTATTTGGGCTACAAATCGCGTTGTTAAGTTTAACATTGACACAACAAATATACAACACGGGGAAAATTTAAAGTGGAGTATTGATGTCCCTTCAGGGATACAAAATGTATCTTCTATTATTTTTAATGATAAAAATAATAGTAAATTTTGGATAGAGGGGATGAGGATAGGTCAACTTGATAACAAACCGGATATCCAGTATGATGATGGGTTAATTGTTGTACCAAAGGCAAATTTATTTAAATATTCTGATGGCTCAAGCTATAGAGTTTCGAGACACCCTTGGTCTATGCAAGTAAATTCTTTCCAAGAAGCAAAAGATTGGATTGATGAATTAAATGAAAATGCGGATTGGTATAATGATTTTGTATTACCAAACTCAACTGAAATTCAGTATTTTGCTATGGGTGGAGTAAGCACTGGCGATAATGCAATTTTAGAAAAATCCGTGCCTGATTTGTTTAGATATTATTATTCTGATGTTGGTACACTTCACAAAAGAGATTTTACTAAAACATTCACAAAATCTGATGTACGTCCATCTGATGTTGTATATGCGTTAGCAATTAGAAGATATTTTTACTAAGGATTTTTATGAATAAATTTAACGGAATTTTACCCGTTGGCAATGTTAATGGAGCCGAATTAACCGGCTCCATTGAGTGTCTTGTGTATTTTAGCCCATATTTAACGAGTAAAGGCGGAGATTTAAAACTTACTGTAAATTCAACATCAGCTGCAGTTCCAATAAATAAGGCTAACCCTGAATTAAAAACAACTGCAGTATCAAATATAAAACAGACCATAATTGAAAGTACCAGCATAACAATAGGCACAGCAACAAACGATGGTGGATTATATGGATGGAGAGGCAGGGTAGAGGTCACAGTTTCCGATAACTTAATTGGAAAAAATATAAATATACACTACGTCTCACCTACGCCGGCTACATTAGCGAACGGTGGTTCTAATATACAGATATCTGTTAGTGACAGTAAAACTGCTTGGAAAACAGGCACTGCTGCTGTTGGAACTCAAACACCAACAGGAATAAAAAGAGGTGTGCAATTTGACGGCAATTTTGTTGTTCCATCTAAAACGTTTTACATTTTTGTTAACGGTGACGACCATAGTGGAGGACATAGTGATATACAATTATCATATGAAGGAACATCTGGTGAGGGGTATGTTGTAACAGGTTCTTCTGACGAAAAACTAAATATTGTTATTGATCCAGTTGCCCAATCATTTTACGTTAATCCTAAAGAATACCCTAACGGCTTATTCCTTTCTAAGGCTGATATCTATTTCTCGCAGAAACCTGATACTGGGTCAAACTCAACAGCTTGGATTTATGTGACAAAAACGGTTAACGGCTATCCTTCTTCTGATTCGCATTTAACAAACTCAAGAGTTGAGATACCTTATGCATCTGTTAATTTACCAACAGGAACTAGCATAGCGCCTATCCCAACTGCTACAACATTTACGTTCAGCGATCCTATTCATCTTGAAGCTGGAGAATATGCGATTGTTGTTGGTTCAGACAACGCAAAATACCGCGTTTTTGTTTCAGAATTAGGTTCTACAGATTTGTCTACGGGCAAGCTAATTTCAACGAATCCAGACGGTAATGTCGGGTCATTCTTTATGTCGCAAAACGCCAGAACATGGACAGCCGACCAAACTAAAGATATGATGTTTAATCTTCATAAATGTGTATTCAATACGAATTCGCTTGATGTTGAAATACCACTAATCAAAGACTCAGATTCTATTATTTCTGATATGATTAGCATCACTTCTCCTGATAAAGAAATCGCTGGAACATCTTTAAAGTATTATTCTAAATTGGATTCTAGTTATATTTCAGTCAACAATAACACCAATGTGAAACTATCACAAAGAACCACACTTGCACCAAACGTCACTCCATATGTGAAATACACCTTATCATCAACGGATACTAATCTTTCTCCTGTTATACAGAAAGATAAAATTAATATGAAGTTCTTTCAGAACGCTATTAACACCAAACTGGATTTACTTATTGATGAAACTGACCCATATCGCGGTGGCGCGGCGGCTAAATACGTGACGAAAAAGGTAGTATTGGCTGATGGGTTTGATGCAACCGGAATTCGCGTTTTGCTTGATGTTAATAGACGACATGGAACATCTGTTGAAGTTTTTATTAAGGCGGTTGCCGGTGATGATTTTGCTAAGTTTGAAGACCATTCATATGTACAAATCCCATTGAAAGGTGATATTCAGTATTCATCAACCGATAATGATTTTGTTATTGATGAGTACAAACTTGATGATTTTTATTATCAACTTGGAAAGGTTAATTACAATTCGTTTAAAACCTTTATTGTTAAAGTGGTGATGTATTCGGATAACCCTGTTAATTTCCCTAGAGTTAAAAATTTGAGAGCCGTGGCGACATCATGATTACTGTAAAAGATAATCCTAGTTTAAAACGGGATGAACGGTCAAATTCGATAGTGAATGTAGACATTAATGAAATGCGTAAATTTAAACAAATGCGCGAAGAAAATAATAAAACACATTCTTTATCTTCTGAAGTGGCTGACCTTAAATCAGAACTATCAGAATTAAAGAATTTACTTAGACAAGTCTTATCAAAATAGTATTCATAAGCCGGTATGACTTAACAGTTTACCGGCTTTTTTACTTTTTAAGCGCTTAACCTCAATTCACGCCCGACTAGGCTATTATACGTGTTTAGAAACATAAAGTAAAGTTTTATTTTTAAGCACTAAATATTATAAATTGTTAAAAAATAATAACGGTAACACCTCCAACTTTAAAGGAATTAATAATGTCAACGCTCACCCTTAGAACGGTCAAAGGGTTTCCACTAACAAACGCAGAGGTGGATGCCAATTTTACAAACATACTTGTTGCGTTAGGTGGAACAAACTCAGCTCCTTATACCTTACCCACTGCGCCTTCTGGTGGCGGTACAATTGTACTATCAAATAGCCCAACCTTTACAGGCACTGTTTCTATGGGTGATGGCGCATCTGCCGCTAGATTTCCAAATGCAGGCGCTATTGTTAGTGATGTTACAACAAATCAAATAAATTCTCCACATAATATTGGTTTACTTGGCGAAACTAAAGCGACAACAACAACTTCTACTGCTACTGGTACTTCTGGCGCTAACACAATTTCAATTAGCGCGGCTAATGCAGAAATTGCTGTTGGTCAAGGTGTAACTGGTTCAGGTATTGCTCCAGACGCTACAGTAACTGGAATAAGTGGAACGACAATTACTTTATCTGCTAATAATACCGGTGCGGTTACAGGTACGACTACATTTGCTGAATATGGGTATGGGTTATATGGTTCTGGTTATACCTCCGGTGTAGCATTATCTGCTGGTATGGCTGGTGTTGGTCGTGTATCATCAAGTTTAGACACAGGAAATGCTATTGGTATTTCAGGAACTGCATTAGATGTGCATGTTGGTGGTTCTAATATTGGTTTATATGCAGATGCTTACGGCGGTGCTACAAACTATGCTCTTTATGTTAATCGTGGTGCTATATATTCACCATCAACTCTTAACATTTCTGCTCCTAGTTTAGGCTTACCGACAGGAACAACCGGTACTCGACCAGGAACAGCTGCGGCAGGTAACTTAAGATTTAATACCGACCTAGCAGTATTTGAAGGTTATAACGGCGCTAAATGGGGTTCTATCGGTGGTGGCGGGTTAACGGCTACTGCTATTCAAACTACAAACGGTTATACTGCTGCTGCAAATGACCTTGTTAGATGTAATACAACAGCTGGTGCGTTTTCAATTACTTTACCTGCTTCTCCTACTGATGGTGATATTGTTGGTATCGTTGATACGCACGAAACGTTTAACACTTACAATTTGACAGTTTTAGCGGCGGGTTCTAAAACGATTGAAGGAGATACTACTTCTTTAATTCTTGATATGAACGGGACATATATTTCTTTGGTCTTCAATTCAACTGGGTCAGGTACAGGAAACTGGAGAATTTTAGAAACGCCTACCGGTGTCGGAACGTTTACTACTCCTGTTAAAGTCGCAAGCTATACAGCTTCAGTTGGAGATTTGGTTCGTTGTGATACGACTCTAGGCAGTTTTACTGTCACCTTACCAACAAGCCCAGCAGATGGAAGTATCGTAAATATCGTTGACGTGGCTGGAACATTTTATACATATAATTTGAATGTAGCACGCGGCGGCTCGAATACTGTTGAAGGAGATACCTTAGTTTATCTTGATATCAACGGAACATATGCTTCTTTTGTTTATAACGCAACAGGAACAAACTGGAAATTACTACAAACTCCATATGGTGTATTAGGTAACGTTACATCAGCAGTTACATTAGCCGGTATAACCAAAGGAACTGGAAAAGATTTAACGACTGCTGTTGCTGGAACAGATTACCAATCTCCTATCGGAACGATTAGCGGCTTAGTTAAAGGTAATGGTGCCAATTTGTTAACAGCAGCAACTGCTGGAACTGATTATCTTGCTCCTCCTTCAGGAACATCATTACTGAAAGCAAATTCAGGCGGCGCTTTATCAAATGCTGTTGCCGGAACAGATTATTTGGCTGCTGTTACTCCAGGAACGTCTGGTAATGTATTGACATCTAATGGAACTACATGGACATCTGCTGCTGTGCCTGCTTCTGCTGGTACATTTACTGCAGTTGCTTCTGGTACCTTAGCAAATGGAGACGTCGTTTACCTTAAAAGTGATGGTACAGTAGCGTCTACAATAAGTGGTTCTAGCTCCATTGGTACAGCTACGGCGCTATCTAGTAATGTATTTGCTGGTTATACTTCATCTGCATACGACCCAATTAATCAAAAAGTTGTAATTTGTTATACGAATGGTATTGCTGGCACAGGATACGCCACCGTTGGGACAGTAAGCGGAACAAGTATTTCCTTTGGAACTCCTGTTCAATTTGACGCAGGCACTGTGACTTATATATCTATAACATATGATATAACTAATCAAAAATTTGTTATTTGTTACGCAATTTCTTCTGCGTATGCTATTGTTGGGACAGTAAGCGGAACAAGTATTTCCTTTGGAACTCGAGTTACAGTTAATGCAGGAGCTAGCACATACATATCGTCCACTTACGATTCAATTAATCAAAAAGTTGTAATTTGTTATGTAAGTAATGGAGGATACGCTATCGTTGGGACAGTAAGCGGAACAAGTATTTCCTTTGGAACAGCTGTTCAGTTCCAAACTGGGGCAGTAACTATCACATCACCAGTTTATGATTCAATTAATCAAAAAGTTGTAATTTGTTATCTAGGTGCTGGTTCAGCTAAGGCTATTGTTGGGACAGTAAGCGGAACAAGTATTTCCTTTGGAACAGCTGATTACTTTGCCAATAGTCCAGGCTCAGCTGTTCAATTTCTTGCTGCTTCATATAATTTAATTCATAAAAAAGTTATATGTGTTTGGGCCGCAAACGAGCAAAATAATGTTTCTATTGGTAATATAAATGAAAACGGTATTGATTTTTCAACAACATCAGTATTTTATCGAGGGTTATTAACGAGTACATTTGGAAGTTACTCGATAAATATAGTGTCTATGCCTACAGGTAATATTGGTATTTTATTTTTTGGTAACTCAACATATACTCGAAAATTAGTTATAGGGGTTCTTACATTAAATGGCGTTGTGTTTTCTACCCCAATTAATATCAACACATCTATTGATGATGCGTACTCATATTCATCCACAATTTATGATTCAACAAATCAAAGAATAGTTATTTCTTTTAATGATCATCAAGTTGCCGGTTATGGGTTAAAAAGCATAGTAATTAAGCCGTCTGATTTTTCTTTAGACAACGTTATTGGTATTTCAACTGCTGCATATACAAACAGTCAGACTGCTACAATATCAACAACAGGTTCTGTAGTCACTAATCAAACATCATTGACTACAGCTAAAAAATATTTTGTGAATGAATTAACTGGTGTATTACAATCAAACTATTCTTCTTTATATATTGGAACTGCATTATCATCAACCAAATTACTAGTGCAGATATAAATTATGATAACACCATTACTACTAGCATAATTTTAACAATCTTGCTTATATTAGATTTAAACTTGTGTCTAGTAGTAATGAAGATGCTTGGTCGATATATAGACAGGAACTAAGAGATATTACTGGTCAAGAAGGATTTCCGTTTAACGTGATTTGGCCAACTCAACCATAAGGAAATAAAAATGGCAAAAAGTCTTTCAAATATTATAAGAGGTGGATCGACTGGGACACCTCTTCCAGTCCCATTTGGCGGAACAGGTGTTGTTACGCTAACCGGCGTTGTGAAAGCAAACGGAGTATCAGGATTCACTGCTGCTATTTCCGGTACAGATTACCAAGCGCCGATTGGAACCATCAGCGGTATTGCTAAAGGTAATGGAACAAATGCTTTAACAGTAGCAGTTCCAGGAACGGATTATTTGGCGCCGCCTACTGGAACATCATTATTAAAGGCTAATTCTGGTGGTGCTTTATCGAATGCTGTTGCTGGTACAGATTATCTTGCACCAAGTGGAGCATTAGGCACTCCAACAAGCGGTACGCTGTCATCTTGTACAGTAGATGGGACAAATGCTGTAGGGTATAAAAATATTCCTCAAACGGGTTCAGATAAAACCACTGCTTACACATTAACTACTGTAGATGTTGGTAAATATGTTGGCGTTGGAACAAGCGGTTCTATTGTTGTGCCGACTTCTACCTTTGCTAATGGCGATGCAATTTCTGTTTTTAACAACACAACAGGTAATATCACTATCACAACCAGTGCGCCTACAGCATATATTGGCGGAACAAACACGGTAAAAACGTCTATAACTTTAGCTACTCGCGGGATTGCTACGATTCTTTTTGTAAGTTCAACCGTATGTGTTGTAACAGGTAACGTGTCATGACAGGTGTTATGCAGGTTATATTGGGAGGTAAGTTTAACAATGGAGGACAACAAGCTTACACTACAGCGGGTACATATACTTGGGTTGCTCCTGTAGGAGTTACTTCAGTTTCTGTTGTTGTAGTTGGTGGAGGTGGCAGTGGTGCTAGGGCAACTATTGTTTGTTTTGGAACTCCTGGTTCCGGTGGTGCTGGCGGCGGTCTAGCATATAGAAATAATATTTCTGTTGTTCCAGGAAATTCTTATAGCATAGTGGTTGGAGCTGGTGGACCGCAACAAACGAGTGCTGGTGGTGGTACTGACGGAGGCACATCTTCTTTTGTTGTAAATGGATCAACAACTGCAGCGACTGGTGGAAGTGGTGGTTCTTATGGTGGCATTGCATACGGGGGTGGTCCATCGGGGACTTATGATGGAGGTGGTACTGGAGGTAGCGCACAAACGTCATGTGCAAGAGGGCATGCTGGAGCAGGCGGAGCTGCAGGTTATTCTGGTAATGGTGGTTCTACCAATGGTACATCTGGATCAGACGGTGCTGGCGGTGGCGGTGGCGGAAGTGGTGGATCTAACATGCAACAGTGCGGACAAAAAAGTGGCGGTGGTGTTGGGTTATTAGGTCAAGGACCAAATGGCGCTGGGGCTGGATTTTTTGGAGGCGGTGGAGGCGGTGGAAGTGGTGGTGGTGATGGCGGCACTGGAAATGGTAGCACTGGAGGTAATTATGGAGGCGGCGGAAGTAGTGCTTATGATATAGGTACTAATTACTCTTCTGCAGGTGGCAAAGGTGCAGTTCGTATCATTTGGCCAGGAACGACTCGTAGTTTCCCATCCACTGATACAGGAGATTTATAATGAAACTTTATATAGAAACAGAAAACAATTTACCAAAAAATCATCCAGCGTTAGAAGAAAATTTACTTCAAGCCTTTGGTGGAATACCAGAACATTGGGTGACATTTGAACGAGTAGAAAGACCTGAATTAGGAATATATGAAGAATTTGATTCTGATGACCCAAAATATCATCTAGTTGATGGCATTTACAAAGATATTTGGATGATGCGTCCTATGGACGAAGCGGAAAAAACCATAAAACAACAAAAAGTAAAAGACGCATGGGCATCGCTACCAAACCGTGAAAACTTTACTGCATGGGTATTTAACGAAAATTCATGTTCATACGTTCCACCGATTCCTATGCCTGAAACTGGTATATATAAATGGAATGGAGAAATTAATAACTGGGAAGAAATTCCAGCTCCTACCGAAATATAAACTATAGGAATTTATTATGACAACTAGCGATAAAAATGAACCAAAATTAGAAGTAGCATACCATTTTCCATGTGCAATGTATCTAATTGAACGTCCAGACTTTTTGGAATCTGTGACAGAAGTCTCTGAAGAATATCTTGCAGAGTCCAAAAAAGAACATGATTTGGATGAAATTTATCCAGTTGTCATGAGTGGAAATTATTATGACGATTCAAGAATCGAAGACTTTGCTAGTTTTGTAGGTGAAACCGCTTGGAATATTCTTAGCGAACAAGGTTATGATATGTCTAATAGTGTCGTATCATTTTCTGAAATGTGGACTCAAGAACATTATAAACATTCATCTATGGAACAACACGTCCATGGTTATGGTGCTCAGATAGTCGGATTCTATTTTTTAGAAACTCCAGAAAATTGTTCAAGAGTAGTATTCCATGATCCACGTCCAGGAAAGGTTCAAATAGATCTTCCAGAACAAGATTTTAACAGTGCTACACTTGCTAGTAAAATGATTAATTTTGAGCCTAAACCTGGATTACTAATGTTTTCTAATTCATGGTTGCCTCATGCATTTACTAGACATGCAAATGAAGATCCAATTAAATTTGTCCATTTCAATTTGAATGTACAATACCAACCATCGGTTTGTCCTAATTCAGACGTTGAAATTATATGAACAAATATCTAATAAGATTCAACAAAACTCGAGGAAAAGAAGGGCGTGGTTCATTAGACCACGTTTGGCGAGTATTTGAAAACGATAAAGAATATCTGTTCAAACATTTGGATATAGCCGTACCAGTATGGGATGAAACTGATGGCAATGATTGGAATATTGCTTGTAATGGAATTATGACTATTGATCGAGAAACTTCAACTGCTATTATAAAACCAGAATAACAACACCAACAGATAACAAACCTATAAATAGTTTATTATTTGATTAAACATACAAGGAAAAGGGAATGCCTAAAAATCTTTCAACATTTTTACGAACTGGGAATAACACCGCACCATTGCCTGTTTCTGTTGGTGGCACTGGAGCAACTTCGTTAACCGCTAATAATGTTCTATTAGGTAATGGCACTAATGCATTACAAGTAGTAGCTCCAGGAACAAATGGTAATATCCTAACAAGTAATGGATCGACTTGGGTATCTGCTGCTGCTCCTATTACATTGCCGTCACAGACAAGTAATAACGGCAAATTCCTAACAACAGACGGATCTACTGCTACTTGGGGAACTATACCAATTTCATTGCCAAGTCAATCTGGTGCTGGTGGCAAATTCCTAACAACAGACGGATCTACTGCTACTTGGGGAACTATACCAATTTCATTGCCAAGTCAATCTGGTGCTGGTGGCAAATTCCTAACAACAGACGGATCTACTGCTACTTGGTCTACGCTACCTTTAGTCGATAATACATATACCGTAACAGGAATTTCTGGAACTGCTGCCACAATTGCGGTTGATTTTTCAACAGTAAATTCGAACAATATTATAATTCCTTTACCATCAGGAACGACTTCTGCTACCATCACATTTACCAATTTGGCAAGTAAAGCTACTTCCGGAACTGTATTCTCATTCTCTGTAGTTTTATCTCACGTAACAGCATTGACCGCAACAACTTCAGTTGCATGGAGACATGGTGCAGCAGTATTACCAAAATGGACAGGAAATATTGTACCACCAAGCACAGTAACTGCAAATGCTATTGATATTTGGACATTCTTTACTTATGATGCAGGAAGTTCGCTTGTTGGTAGTTTATCAATGGCTGATGTAAGAAACGCTTAATGGAGCAATTAAATGTTTTCTAAATTATTTAAAATGCTTTTACATGAAACAACGAATGTTGCTGATACTACTGCTGTGACATTTAATACGTCAGGCACGTATAATCCAAAATATGGTAAGCAAAAAGTTTATGTAACCGGAAGAGGTGGCACAGGAACTACTGTACCTGGAAATTATTTTGATAATTCATATACTAATGCAGGAACATATACACCATCAACTACTAATCCAGTAACAACTGGTTTAAATGCCCACGCGAATGAATACATTGTGTATAGTAGCTACGCTTATGCTAATTCGGCTTCTCCATTAGGGTTTTATTACTATAGAGGAAATGAGTATGCATATACTACATGGTCCACTACGTACACAACAGCACCATCACCTCAGTATCTTTACATTTATGCGGCATCTTATAATTTTACTTCGGGTTTTAATACCACCGCACAACCTTCCGCATCATCTACCACCAATAATTTATCTTATTACAATGAACCTGTTCCAGGAAATATTAACTCTGCATCGTACACTCCTGGAAACTATGTTGCTGGAAATTCGGGAACATATGCAACAAATTATACAACCGGAACTGCTGCCAATATACTAGGTATCACCTTTCCAGGAGGGGTTGGAGGAGTAGCAACTGTCGTCCCTGCAACAGCAATAGCGAACCCTAAATATGGAACAGCCACCACAATAACAATACCAACTGGCGGATACGCCACAATTACCTTTACTTTGTGAGAATTTATTATGTATACTATACCCGTTATCAACTCTGCTCTTGAACCTATTATTTGTTGGTCAGGTGCATTTACGCCAGAAGACATCGATGAAATTATTAAAATCGGAGATAGATTAGAATTTCTACAAGCTAAAGTTGGATCTTCTAAAGATGGCGGGATAGATGACCCAAAAATAAGAAATAGCAAAGTATCATGGATACATCCAGAACAAGATACTGCTTGGTTGTTTAATAAAATGGCCGAAATTATTGCTAGAATTAATACCGATAAATTTCAATTTGAATTATCGCATATTGACGCATTTCAATATACTACATATACTGAAGGAGGTTTTTATGGTTGGCACATTGACGGAGATTTTAAAGATACGTTTGGTCCAAATCATAGAAAATTAGGTATTTCTGTTATTCTTTCTGATCCAGAAACTGAGTTTACCGGCGGTGAATTTCAGCTTATTCCAGGAGGAAATCCAGAGCAGATAAATAGTACGAAGGTTAAAAGGGGTGACATTTTAGTATTCCCAGCCTTTGTTCCCCATCAAGTAACTCCAGTATTATCTGGTAAACGTAGAAGTCTAGTTTGCTGGGTACTTGGTCCAAAATTCAAATAACTTAACTTTGGAATATATTATGTCTTTGATATCGGTATTTAAAACACCTTTGATTGAATTTTTAACAACAGAACAGCATGCTAATGTATTAATACCACCTGCTCCAGCAAGCAAGTTTATTCCTGACTGGTATAAAGCTATTCCAGCATATAGTAAAACTGGTCGTGACCATAAAGGCGGTCACTCAATGAATGCTAAGAAATGTCTACCAATGATAGATGCTATGACTAATGGGTTCATTATACCTTTAGCTGGCGATATTCATATTAGAACTAACGAAGATGCTTCTTTAATTGATATAACAGAAAATCCTTATGTTAGATTAACTGAAGAACATGCTCAGGAACAAGTTGGACCAGCATTCCCTTTCCCAGGAAAACACTTGATAAAATTTATCAATCATTTTGTAATCAAGACTCCTCCTGGATATTCTTGTATGTTTGTTGCCCCAATAAATCATTTGGAAACTAGGTTTCTGACATTGGGTGCTGTTGTTGATACCGATGTATATGATAGAGAAATTAACTTTCCTACTGTCTGGTTAGCTGATAACTTTGATGATATTTTACCAGCAGGTACACCAATTATACAATGCATACCATTTAAACGCGAAAACACTATATCAAAATATTCAGTAAGACCATTTACTGAAAAAGAATGGAACAAAAGAGAAATTACTAGAGCAAGACAAGATAACCAAAACAGTTATTATGTAAACAATCTTAGAGTGAAAAAATAATGTCTATATTATCTAATATCAAATCAGCATTGCTTAACGCTACCGATACTTCGCCAATGATTAAATTTTGTTGTGATGTTCCTGGATATGAAATCGGTCAACCAGTAAAACGAGCAATGGATATTAAACCAGATTGGTTGATTGAGCAAACTAAATATGCAGAACGGAATAACTCTCATAAATTTGCTGCATGTCCTGGGATGCACGATTACTATAGAACTGGATATATTATTCCTGCATGGGAAGATTTTGAAATCATAGTTGATGAACAAAAAGCTGACATTGTTATTGGAATGGGTGGGGGTGTTGCATGCAAACAATTTGAAAGAATGGATTATAGTGTTGTAGCAGGTTCAGCTAATATTGACGATGATATTGCACCTCACGCTTTAAAATTGCCTTGCCCATGGAAAGTGTTTACAAAACCAGGATACTCTGCATTTGTTATGCCTGCGTTATTTCATTCTCCGTTCTTAAGAGATTTGTTCCTTTATCCAGGAATCAATGATTATGACGCATACCATACAATCAATGTAATGTTTTCACCTTTAAGAAAGATGCATGTTAAAATATATGCTGGAACGCCTTTGCTTCATGTTATACCTTATAAAAGAGAAGATATTACTGCTGATGTTGGGTTGATAACACAAAAAGAATCAGGTCAAGCAAATTTTACCTATAGAACTAGAGCACCAGGATTCTATAGAAAATGGTTACACAAAAAGAAATCAACTTATATCAATTACAAGGAGAATTAAATGATTAAAATTAAATTAGATGGTTCAGCAGCAGCACCTCATGTTTTTAGAATTCCATTTACTGATGATGGTTTGTGGAGAGATGCTGTAGAATTACAACCTATGCCTACTGTAACATCAAAACAAGCAGTTGTTCCAACATATGATTGGGACAAAACTCCAATAGAAATAAGTTATTCTATTATAGATGCAACTGTTGGCGAACGTAAGATTAACGCTATCAATAAATTAAAATCCGATTATGTTCAAGAAGTGAATCAACTTATTCATGCTTCTATAGAAAACGATTTTGACGAATTAAAATTAAAAAATACTGAATTAGTTGCTAAAATTGCGGTGATTGAAGCCGCCACCACCCATGAAGAATTAGACGTAATTTAATATAAATAATTAAACACATCAAGAAACAATTAAAAGGATTTAAAATGAATGAGACTATTCCACTGGTTGCCAAACTGTTTAGTAGTTTTTCAGCATTTCTTGGTGGTATCAGTATCGGTTTATTTTGGCAACCAAAACAGCTCCATAAATACGGTGAATTCGTAGCCGGTTTAATGATTGGCGGGATGTCAATCGGAGCTAGTTTTGCGCTTTGTGGGATTGCTTTGCGCATGCTTGAAATACCGCCTACTGATACTGAATCTATAATGGGAGTTGGTTATATTATCGGAATTTGTGCTGTGGGTGTGTTATCATTCATAGCCAAATTTTTCGATAATAGAGAAGGGCAAGATATTCTTGAAGTGACTCAAGAACTGCGTAAAACAAGAGCTGCACCAAAAGCTACCAGAAAGCCGCCTACTAAACCAAGAAAACCTAGAACACCAAAAGAACCAACCGGTAAATAGACATGATAGCAGACGTTGGATTTGTAGCATTAACATTTTTTAACATACTTGCTTCCGCAATATTGTTTTGCGGCTTACTTAGCGACAGACTTCGTTTGTATCCAGTTTGGCATAAAATAGGGTTACTGTTAGCTGTTGTTGGGTTACTTTCACAAGTATTCAGAAACATCATTTATTTGGGAACTGGCGTGTCGCCTAGTGATGCGACTTTACCACTTTGGGCATGTAAAGATATTGGTATTGACATAATAGCCTTTTATTATTTTAGCAAAGCAGTCGAGCGTTTTTTGGATAAAAAACAAGCTGTCGTTGTTCCAGACAAAATATTAAAAGCAGTTAAACCAACGCCGGTTAGAAAGCCAAGAGCCAAAAAAGAAATTGGTAAATAACATATAAATATAGTAATCGAATTTATAAGGATATTCCAATGTCTACATTAACCCTCCGAAATAATAAAGGTTCTCCTCTTACAAATCAAGAAGGAGATGATAACCTATCAAATTTGTTAGTTGCTATTGGTGGAACTAACACCGCACCATATACGTTGCCTGTTCCTTCTGGAACAGGCTCACCTGTATTGACAAATAATGCAACTTTGGTGTCACCTGCATTGGGTACACCAACTAGTGGTAATCTTACAAATTGTACATTTCCTACATTAAATCAAAACACAACAGGTACTGCTGCTGGATTAAGTACAACATTAGCAATTACTAGTGGTGGAACAGGAGCAATCACAGCAGCAGATGCACTAAGTGCTTTGGGTGGATCTAAAGCCTTAAAAACTATTTCAAATAAGACTGCAGCATATACAGTAGTAGCAAGCGATTTAGGTTCAATCATAAACTGCACCAGTGGTATATTTACTATTAGTTTAACATCAGCCGCAACTTTAGGTGCTGGATTTACTTGTACAATTTGGAATAGTTCTAATACAGCTGCCGATGCAATTACTATTGACCCTAATGCGTCTGAAACGATTGATGGTGCAGCTACTTTAGTTTTAAGACGTGGTGAAGGTTTAGCTATTGTTTGTAACGGTACAAACTGGGAAACTGATGATAAGAAACCTATGCGAGCGTATGCTGAAAATTTTACTGCGGCATATTCAAGACCTATTGCTTCTGGTAGCGAGTCAATTGCTATGGGTAACGGTTCAACTGCAAGTGGGGGAGCTTCAATAGCTTATGGGTATTCTTCTGTAGCTGGTTCAAATAACTCAGTAGCGTTTGGTATAAATTCTAATAGTCAAGGTTCAGTCGCCGCCACAGGCGCAGGAGCAATGGCACTAGGAGGTTCATATGCCAGCGGTACAGATAGTTTCGCAGCGGCTATTGCAAATAACACAAGTTCGTATGGGGCAACTGGGGCAAATAGTATCGCAATTGGTAGGTTAGCCAAAGCCACTTCAGCTGATTCCGTAGCAATTGGTTCTGGTTATTCAGGCACAGGAGCTGTGGCTGTTGCACCTGGAGCAATTGTTCTAGGAGCATCTTATGCTAGCGGAGTTGATAGTTTCGCTGCCGCAATTGGTAATAATACAAGTAGTTATGGTGCAAGTGGAGGGCAAACCGCCATAGCTATTGGGTATCTCGCCAAAGCAACTGGAGGATATTCAGTAGCTATTGGACAAGCAGCGATTTCTTCAGGATCTTTTGGTTTAGCTCTTGGCGTTTCAGCTAGTGCAACTGCTTCTTATTCTGTAGCAATTGGTTGCTATGCAACAGCCGCGCAAATTGGTAAATTTGCATATAGTGGGTATGTTTTAGCTTCTTATGGAGATTCGCAATTTGGTAAGATAATATTAATTGCAACAACTACAACTACAACTACAGTAGTATTAACATCTAATGCTGGAGCAGCATCAACAACCAATCAACTTATTGTAGCAACCAATCAAGCTATGACTTTTTCTGGAATGCTTATTGCAAAACAAACTGCATCTGCTAATATGGCTTCGTATATGATTAAGGGCGCTATCGTAAATAATGGCGGAACGGTAAGTATTTCTAGCATCTCAATAGATACCATTGTTGATACTATTGGTTTAACAACCCAACCTACATTCACAGCAGATAATACTAATAAGGCTTTAGCAGTAACTAGTGGTGCTAAATTGACAACTTCTATTAGATGGCTTTGTAATTTAGATTCAGTTGAAGTAATTTACGCATAATAATATTAAAAGGAATATGCATGGCATTACAATTAGATTTAAAATCATCAAATTTTGGTGTACCATTTTCTGGTGCCTATTTCAGAGTAGTTACTGCATCAATTTCTCGTCAACGTGGTGCTACATTTTCAGTAATGATTGATGTTGTTGGTTATGCTACAAAACCTATTGATGATGAAACCAAAGATATCGATTTTCGTAGATATTTTGCCCCATTATCTGAAATTGAATCGCAAACTGGTTCTGCATTTTTAGAAAAAGTGTATAATTGGGTGGCAGTTCAAGATGATATGGCAGGTTCAATAGGAGTATAATTATGGCTATTAGTTTAAATCACGTAAACGATCGAATTGACACAACAGCTAGTTCTTTATCTTTAGGCGCACCGTTGACTGTACCAAACGGCGGAACTGGTGTTACCACATTATCAGCAAATAATGTTTTATTAGGAAATGGTACATCAGCACTGCAAACAGTTGCACCTGGAACAACAGGAAATGTGTTAACATCAAACGGAACTACTTGGACGTCAGCAGCACCAACTGGCGGCGGGGGCGGTATTACAACAGGAAAGGCTATAGCAATGGCTATCGTATTTGGTTAATAAGGAAAATTTATGGCAGCTCCCAATATAGTAAGTGTATCTACAATTACTGGAAAAACAGTTGGTCAGGCAGTTGGAACATCGGCAACTGCTATTGTTACAAATGCATCTGGCTCAGGTAAAGTGTTTAAAATTAATTCGCTTACCATTTCAAATATAGTTGGAACATCGGCAGCAAGTATAACCGCTGATGTTTATAAAAATCAAACAACTTCGTACAGGTTAGCCTTTGCTGTATCTGTTCCTGGATATGCAACTTTAGTTTTACTATCTAAAGACACATCAATTTATCTTGAAGAAAATGATTCTATTAGGCTATTTGCTAGTGCAACTACAAGCCTTGAAGCTATATGCTCTTATGAGGAGATTTCATAATGGGGTTTTATACAACCAATAATGGTTTGATTGGGACTGGTCAACAATCAAAAACTACTGGTGTACATAACCTAACAAGGTCGTTGATTAGTGATCCTGGGCAAATTGTATATTTATCTAGAAATTCAAGTGTAACAGAAGGCGTTTCAAGTAATTATACGACAAGTGCTGGTATGGTCGGTTCACCTGGTTCGAACTATTGGGCGTATGGTGGTAATAGTACTGATGCTATTACAATAACAACTACAGGAAAAACCGCTACCTTAAACGGATTTACAATTGGTAATTATGTGACTCCAAATACAAATTCACTAACAGGGTTGATTTATATAGCTTCAGGCAGTAACACTAATGGATCTCAAATAAAATCTACTTCATTTTCAGGTATCGCACTTTCTACTGGTGTTGGACAAACAATGATTAGATTTTCTTCTGGTGCAGTTTTACCACCAGGTGTATATACAATAGGGTTTGCATGGGGTGCTTCACAAACTATACAAACATGCACACAAGCTTCTAGTGTCAATAGGGGTTCTTCAACTTTTAATGGGTTTACTGTTACATATGTCAATGCTTTATTTGGTGCCCCTTCTCCATATTCTATATCTAATGGAACTAGTGTATCTCCTTCAGGGCAAAATGGGCAAGTAGTTACTATGGAATGGGTGATATAATGAGAAGAAATTCGGGTTTAATATTTGGAAATTCGTCTATAGTAAGTTCTAGTTCTGCTTCTGGTGTATTTGACTTATTTGATGAGTATAATTATGTAAAGGCAGGCTTTTGGCCATATGATATATTTCTTAATGCAGCAACAAATTATACCATATATGAAAATACTAATGGAGTATTTACACTATATGTAAAGGGCGCAAGTTCTAGTATGACGTTATATCAAACTATTTCGCATATAACAACTGTTTCGTCTGATTTTGTTACAACAAATTCTACGATATCTGTTGCAAGTGAAACAGGTTCCTTTACTTTATACCCTGCGTTTATTGGAAACCCATCAAAAACTTCTAAAACATTTAAAGTAGAGGTTAGAACTGGCAGTATTACTGGTCCTGTTATTTGGACCAGTCAAGTTTTCACAATTCCTGCAATTACTGTAAATACATTTGCATTTACCACAGCATCAACTAATGAGGGCACCGCGCCTAATTTAATATTAACGTTAGGAAATTGTGGCGGATACACATCTAAAACGATTTCGCTACAAAATTCAGGAACTATATCTTCTGCAGACGTTACAACCTTACGAACTTCTTGGACTATTTCAACAAATTCACAAAATATAATATCATATAGTTTTTTAAATGATTTACTTACTGAAGGATTTGAATCTCTTTCTATTGCCGCATATTTTGGTGCTTATAATTTAGGAACAGCATCCATAACAGTTGATGATACATCAACAAATCCTACAGGAACGGTAACGCCTAATGTAACAACTGTAGTTGAAGGAAACTCTGTTACGTTTAATGTTAGCATAACACCTGCTAGTTCTGTTACGTTGTATTACACTATAAATACTGTTTCTGGTACTACAATGACAGGATCAAGATTTACTGATGGTCTATTAAGCGGGTCAATTACAGTATCATCAGGAGCTGGGTCTGTAGTAAAAGCTTTATTTGCAAATGGTATTGCAGAAAGCTCAGTATTTACATTATCTGTAAGAACTGGAAGCACATCAGGAACTATAATTGCAACAAGTTCAAATATAACTGTTACTGATTCTACTGCTACATATGCCGTAGCATCTGGAAATGCTGTTCCTAAATTAGGTGCGTCTTCAACAACACCTTGGCCACCAACTACTGGCGGAACATGGACTTCATTACAGAGAGCATCTTCCGATGATGCAAGTGTAAACGTACCATTTCCCTTTACTTGGACATTTAATAATACTGGATACACCAGTTGTTATGTTGGTTCAAATTCATATATTACCTTTGGTAGTGGATCTTCTTTATATAGCGGGTTAAGTGCATCTAATCCAGCAAGGGATAAATTTATGATGAATGCCGGAGATAGAAGTTATCAATCTGTAGCATATATTTCTACTGCTAATTATGTGCGAATAAGATACGAAGGAACGGGAAATGCTGCAGGAGCAGCAGTTGGAGCTTCTACTTCTATTTATGAAGCAGTATTTTTAAATCCTTCAAATTTCGGCGGTGTACCTTTAGTAGAATTTAGATTTGGTGCATGGGCAAATACTGGAGGTGTTACTGGAATTTATAGTTCAAGTGCTGCATTAACTAAAACTGGAACATTTTCTCCAGCTGCAAATACATCAGTGGTATTATATGGAAATAGCACAGGGATTACTTGGACAGCAAATGCAAATAGTTATCTAACTGGGGTATAAAAGATAATTTCATATAAATATAAAGTAATATTGAATTTATAAATAATAATGAGGAATAATAATGGCATTAATTTTTACAACAAAAGGTGATTTGGAAGAATCTTTACTTATAAAAACAGAAGGTTCTGATGAATCAGATAATGAAATATCAAATTGGACTGAATACCATTTAGATGGAGAATTAGTCAGACGTGACGTTCATTTAACACTTAAACAACCCGCTACATTTTCAGAGACAGTAATAGGAGAATTTTAATGGCTAATACCCAAGCAATGGCAACAAGCTTCAAACAAGATATTCTTAATGGGGTGCATGCCTTTGGAACAACAGTAGTTCGTGCTGCGACTACTAAAGATACATTTAAAGCTGCATTATTTTTAACAACAGCTTCATTAGGCGCGGGAACTAGTGCTTATTCATCAACTGGTGAAGTTACAGGAACAGGTTATACCGCCGGCGGCATAGGTGTGACAACTGCAACAGCACCAACAACTTCTGGCACAACAGCATTTTTTACGCCTTCTGCTTCAATTGTTTTTACCGGTGTGACATTAACAACCGCATTTGATGCTGTTCTTATTTATAATGACACAGCCGCAGGTAAAAATGCGGTTTCAGTTCATACTTTTGGTGCGCAAACTGTTACTGCTGGTACATTTACTTTGACTATGCCTACAAATGATGCTTCTAATGCGTTAATCAGAATTGCATAATAAATAATTGTAAATCTTATATTATTATTTGTGTATATAATACGATAATTGATATGATATAAGTGCTAGTCTAACTAATTTGCAAAGGATGCCTACAAGTTAATGTCTATTATATCTAACAATTCATCGTATTATCTTAGTGATTTTATAGATGCAAGTTACATGGAATCTGGCTTCATTACGATGGGGTCAGGTTTTGTTGCGTCTGTAAATCATATAGCTTACATACCGCTAATTGGTGCATCCGCAACCGTTAATATCGGTACAGTAGGATATTCAACTTCAAATACCGTATCTATTTCTGGTAATACTGCTACATCAGCAGTAGGAACAGAACCAACCACAAATTCAATAGCTACTTTATCTGTCTTTGCTACAGGTAGCGTAAATTCATTTGTTTCTAATGTTACAGTCAATATAACTGGAAATTCTGCCGCTGTATCGGTAGGCTTAGTTGCGCAATCTTCTCAAATTGCAAGTACAGGTAACACATTAACATCAAATACTGGTACAGTAACAAATTCTAAAAATATTACTGTTGCAAATGTCGCAGCATCTATATTATTGAATTCGTTGACACCAACTTCAACTTACTCCACGTCTGGTGTATTTGTTGGTTCTGTTGTTGGGGATTTAACAAAACTAACCTCTATTGGGTTAACCGGTAATACAGCATCAACTGCTATCGGGTCTGAACTCAATAACACCATAATAGGTTTAACCGGTAATACAGCATCAACTGTTATAGGAATAGTTGGTAATGACATTAATGTAGGATTAAACGGTAACGTCGCATCAACTGCTATCGGTTCCGAGCCTAACAATACTGTTGTTGGTTTAACCGGTAATACAGCATCAACTGTTATAGGAATAGTTGGTAATGACATTAATGTAGGATTAAACGGTAACGTCGCATCAACTGCTATCGGGTCTGAACCCAATAACACCATAATAGGTTTAACTGGTACTGTAGCATCAACTGCTATCGGGGTTGAGACTAATAATACTGTTATAGGTTTAACTGGTACTGTAGCATCAACTGCTATCGGTTCCGAGCCTAACAATACTGTTATAGGATTAAACGGTAACGTCGCATCAACTGCTATCGGGGTTGAGACTAATAATACTGTTATAGGATTAACTGGTACTGGAGCAAGTTTATCCGTAGGGACAGTCACGCAATCTTTATCTGTTGCATCTACAGGTATATCTTCGGAATCAAACGCCGGCGCGGTTACTACATTTAGAAATTTAACAATTTCAAACGAATTAGCCACATCATACATAAATTCTGTAAACGCAAATTTATCTTTAAATGTAAACGAAAATACAACATCTGGTTCAATAGGTAATGTAACAGAATCTACTTCATTAACAATTTCTGGTAACACTGCAACTACAGCAGTAGGAACATTATCAAATAACATAGAAATAGGGTTAAGCGGTGACGCTATTTCGTCATATGCTGGTGATATATTTACAAATAATAATATATCAATTGCAGGTGTTGACTCTGTTTTTTATACTGGAAATGTAATTCAGTATTCTGATGTATCTATTAGTGGAACAACAGCAGCAATATCTATAGGTATTGAACCAACTAATGTAATTGTAGGGTTAAGCGGTAACGAAAGTACAGTTTCAACAAATAATTTAACTACATCTCAATTTATTGAAAGTAGTATTTTTGGAAATTTGACTAACACCGGTGTTGGGTCAAGTGATGTAAACATATTATTTGACCCAACAGGAAACCAAATAGCAGTTAATGCTGGTGCAATATCTATTGATACTACACAGCAATTAAATTATGCTTACGCCGCCTTTGAACTTGGTGACATAACAAAATCTAATTTTGTTTCAATTTATGGCAACACCGGTTCTGGTTCTGTTGGAACTGAGCCAACAAATGTTACTGTAGGATTAAGCGGTAATTTTGCTGACGTTAATGCTGGAAATTTAGATAAATTTAGTGTCACTAGTATTTCTGGTAACACCGGTTCAGGTTCTGTTGGAACAGAACCAAATAATACGATAGTTGGAGTTAGCGGTAACGCTATTTCGTCATATGCTGGAAATTTAGATAAATTTAGTGTCACTAGTATTTCTGGTAACACCGGTTCAGGTTCTGTTGGAACAGAACCAACTAATCTAATTGTAGGATTAAGCGGTAATTCTGCTGACGTTAATGCTGGTGTTATTAAAGCAAATATCCTAATTTCTAATGTTGATTGTACAACAGAAGTAGGAAATGTTGCTAGCTTTGTATCATTAGGGATTTTTGGTAATACAGCAGCAATATCCATAGGAACTGAACCAACTAATCTAATTGTAGGATTAAGCGGTAATTCTGCTGACGTTAATGCTGGAAATTTAGATAAATTTAGTGTCACTAGTATTTCTGGTAATACAGCAACTGGTTCGGTTGGAACAGAGCCAACAAATGTTACTGTAGGATTAAGCGGTAACTTAACAACATCATATGTTGACAATGTAAATAAATCAAGTTCAATTGAAATTGTTAACGTTTATGCTTCAAATGTTAGCGGTTCAATTTTTGGATCAAACTCTACTGAAATTACAGGTAACACCGGCTCAGGTGCTGTTGGAACAGAACCCACAAATACGATAGTTGGGGTTAGCGGTAATTCTGCTGACGTTAATGTTGGTTTTGTAAATAAATCAAGTTCAATCGAAATTACAGGTAACACCGGCTCAGGTGCTGTTGGAACAGAACCCACAAATACGATAGTTGGGGTTAGCGGTAATTCTGCTGACGTTAATGTTGGATATGTATACCGATTTGGCAGTGTTTCAACTATAGGGGTAATTTCTACATTTACAACTGGAACAGTTGGCGCTGATAGATCTATATCTATTTTTGGTAACACCGGCGCAGGTGCTGTTGGAACAGAACCCACAAATACGATAGTTGGGGTTAGCGGTAATGCAATAAGTTTATCTACAGGAAATGTAAATAAATCAACAGATGCAACCTTATTTGGTGAATCTGTAATAGTATCTGTTAATTCACCAACTAAAAATATTACAGTAGGTTTAACCGGAACTCAAGCATCAGCTCAAATTGCAAAGGTATCTGTATCATTACCAATTTTTGGTAATTCAATATCTACGCAAATTGATAGTGTAACACAGTCAAGTTCTATACGGTTAACCGAAGTTTCTTCTGTGGCATTAGCTGGATATGTATCAAAAAGTATTACAGTAGGTTTAACTGGCGAGACTAGTTCGACAACATTAGGAAATATAATTGGTGTCGTTAATGCCTTTGCTACAGGAAACATTTTAGCAACTGAATTAAATTCAATTGATTCTGTATTTAATACAAAAACTATACAAGGTAATACAGCATCAACTTCTGTTGGAACAGAACCAACCAATATAATTGTAGGGCTAACTGGAAACGCGTCAACCACTAATATTAATGATGTTTATTCAAATAACATAAACGTTATATATGGAAATTCTGTTTATGTATCTAGTGGAATCGTTTCTAAGTTTGTAGAAATAAATTTAAACGGAACAACAGCAAACCTATTTGTTGGAAATGAAACTCCGTCAGAAACAGTAGCAATAACAGGCGAATCAGGATCAACCGTAATTGGTAATGTTGAAACAAAAGTTGTTGTTTCATTACTAGGAAATTCAGTAACTGCAGTTGTAAATAAAGTTCTTGTTAACATGTTGAAGTGGAATCTTGCTACCACTTCAATTGGTAACACCGGAGCTAATGTTACAGTTAAATTACGCGGTAATCCTACGTTTGGAAGAGTTAACACAGTAGGAAAATCTTCTTACGTTGGTGTACATGGCGTAGAAACTGTTGGTGAATTTAACCTTAATCCAGAAAATAAAGCGGCAAAACTTTCTGGTATAAACGCTTCTACTTCAATTGGTAGTGTAACATGTAGTTCCGTAACAACATTAGCAGGTAACACTGCATTTGTATCTTTAAATACGGGCGCGGCTAATTCTGTTATTGGTGTAGTTAGATACAAGGTTAAATGTAGATTCTCAACGAAATATAAAGTTAAGACTAAATTTACAACTCAATTCAACATACACAGTAAATTTGACTCAGAACAAAGTGTCCCAGTCAAATTTACAGCAATAGAAAACATACAATCAAAATTTGTCACAGTGTATAGCATTAAGACAAAAGTTTTTTAACATTTAAAAAGGTAAAGCAATGTACAATTTTGTTGAAGGAGATACAGCATCAATACTTGAAGTGAAATGTATAGATGCGTTTACTTCATTACCAATTAATATGACAGGTTCTACAGCAAAACTCAAATGGGTAAATAGAGCCAAAGTAACGCTTTTAAAAAATATGACTATTACTGACGCAATCAACGGAGTTGCGCAGTATAATTTTGGCGTTGGAGAATTAGAACCACCAACAATGTCATTTGATGTTGTGATAACAAATAGCAATAACAAAACTCTCACGTGTAGGGAAATTGTTCAAATCAACGTTAGAAAACGCTTATAGGGGGTGAAAATGATTACGCCGTTAATGATGGCAAAATTCAGTGAATTAGCTTACACTGATGACTACAAATTTCCAGATTGGAATACCATATTTTTGGATAAAAACGGCTCGCAGGCTTATTTCCTTTTTAACATTGATACAATTATTGTTGTTTGTAGAGGAACACAACCTACTAAACTTGAAGATATTATCGCGGATATTAGATTCAGATTAGTTCCTAGCAGTTCCGGTATAGGTAAAGTACATCACGGCTTTAAAGCATCTGTAGATAATATTTGGGATGACTTATCTAAATTATTCCTCAAATACCCTAACAGAAAAGTGTATCTTACAGGACATTCGTTAGGCGCGGCTATGGCTACTCTTATTGCTGGTCGTTGCCACAGATTTCCTGATATGCCAAATCCAGTCCTATATACCTTTGGTTCACCAAGAGTTGGGAATTATACCTATATCAATTTCTTAAACACATTAAATATTGAGCATTATCGTTGGGTTAATAATGCTGATATTGTGCCTAGAAATCCAATATTCCCATACTATCATCATGGTGAATTAAATTATTTTGATCATAACGGTGACTTAACTGATATGACTGTCTTTCAAATGGTTAAAGACAAAATCAAAGGAACTATTTTGGGATTAAAGAAAGGAAAGGTCAATTTTTTCGTTA